CCGCCTCTTTAGCCTTATCTCTTTCTGGTAAAGAGGTTAAAAGAGAAGGTAATTTCTTAACACATCCTTCTGAATGGCAGTCTAGGCATTCATTTAACACTACACTCATTTCATGAAATGCTTTAAAGGTATTTTGACACTTCTCGCATTTATAGATATAAGTAGGCATAATTATTTTTCTTCTGTCAGCACAGGAGAAGCAGTAATGGAAGTAGGAGGATTGGAAACAACCAATTCTTCGCCCTCTAATACCATATCAAAACCTTTTAATAACGGAACAATATCAGTTTGTTCCATAAGGCTTTTCTGTAAAGCTACCATTACGCAGGATAATGCTTGATTTGAAAGTTTCATTTTATATTCCCCTTACACTAGGATAATTTTGTTTAAACCAAATACAGGTCTTTTCTAAGCCAACTTCTAATGGTGTATACCATTCATCTTTCCAACCTAAATCTAACAATTTTTTATTACTAGTTGGTTTACGTATTTGTCCCTTTGGTTTAGTAATGTCATAAATTATATCACCACTATAATCTAATTGTTTAGTTATTATTTGAATAACATCTTTTAATTTATATTCTTTTGTACTGCCAATATTAATAGGCTCTGAACTATCGTAGTTATCTAAACAAAACAGTATTGCTTTTGCTATGTCTTCTGCATATGTAAATTCACGATAAACTTCGCCATCTCCCCAAACTGTGAAAGTGGGCTTGTTGTTTATTTTAGCTTCCCATATTTTACGTATTAATGATGGTAAAACATGCCCATTTTCTAAATCGAAATTATCATGTTCACCATACATGTTATTCGGAACAACAGTAATATATTCATAATGGTATTGTTGTCTAGCAGCTCTTATCTGCACATCGACCATTCTTTTGGCATATGCATAGCCAAAATTAGAATCATGAGGAGGGCCATTGTGTAACTGGTCTTCAGTTAAAGGATACTTAACGTATTTTTCATCTGGATATATGCAGGTAGATAGGCAACAAACCAATGTTGGTACATTATTTTCTATACAGGAAGTAATAATATTATTGTTTATAGCTGAATTGGTTTCATAAAAATCCGATACACGTTCTGTATTTGCTTTTACACCACCAACCATTCCTGCTAAATGGATGACTGTATGTGCTCCGCTGTGTTTTTTAATGTATTCGTCAGTGCTTTTTTTGTTAGTTAAATCTAATTCTTTATGAGTGGGATACTCAGCGTCGTTTAATATTCTCTTAAACGCATTTCCTAATAAACCAGAACCACCAGTGACTATTGTCATTTATATTCCTTCATTAATAGTAATAGATATATTTTTTAATCCGCTGTCTCTTATTAAATTTATGCTATATGCTGTTAAAAGACCATTATCTTTTTTATCATTTAATAATAATCTTTCACCTAATGGTAGATTAAAAATTATATGGTCAAATCTAATTCCATTATTTAATAAAAACTTTTTTGTAGAATCAATAATATCAGTTTTCCTACCTGTTGTTAAAATAACAACATCGCAATCTTTAACGTATTCATTAAAAAATTCTTTTACACCCGGCAATAATACTTCATTATTATTTTTATATCCATTATGTTTTAATATGGTGCCATCAATATCAAATATCCATGTTTTCGCCAAGGGAGATAATGTTAATTCTATATCATGTTCCATAATTCAACACCTTTAATAAAAGAAATTAAAATTGCATCATAGTCTTCTATTACATAACCACATAAAGATAGCCATATTAAACTATTTAATAAATAATTTTTATTTCTGTCTACACCCGACAATTCAAAAAAGATAGTTTCTAAATTTTCCCAACCATTACTTTTAATAGAGTATGTAATATTGTTTTCTTCAAACTCTAAATCATAATTTTTATCATTAATAGAATCATAATTTCCAACTAGAGAATAATAAAATTTGGCCCAATCATAATCTTTATCGCCAAATATTTTTGTTTTTCCAAAACATCCTCTTGGGTCTATGAGTTTTATAGACAAATCATTATTAACTAAAAAATTACTAAACGTACAGTCGCCATGTATTGAATGAAAAGATTCTACTTTAATATTTTTTATATCTTGGGAAAATTTATTTATATTTTTATTATGAAATGGATTTTTAATAATTTTATTATTAACTATTAATTTTTCATATTTAAAAAAAGGAATAACGTTTTGTACTTTTTTTATACGCTCAAAAGTTTTAGTATAATATACTTCATCAATATCTTTTTGATTTACATTTATTTTTTCTAAATCATGTAAATTTTTGATTGCTTTACAAAAATTAAATAAAATTGTTTTTTTTTGTTGCTCATTAAAATATTCTTTGTGACAATGATAACCGTTAATATATTCTAAAATTAATGGCTCATAAGAATATATTTGTGGAACATTAGAATATCTTTTTTCTACAACATACTTATACCAATTTTTTTCATCTTTATGTAAATTATCAAATTCAGTATTAATACATTTTTTGTATATCTTGTTCTCTTTAATTTCAACAGAATTAAAAAATCTACAAAAGGATTTATTTTTATGTTTTTCTAAAGCGCTCAAAATGCCAATTTCTTTTATATTGTTTATTTTTGTAGATGTTATTTGGTTTTGTTCTTTTAACCACTTTCCAACAAAAGAGCCAGATTCTGGTACAGTGCTAATGACGCTTTTATTTTTAAAAGTAAAAAGACCTATAACACCATTTGTATCTGTTGTTTCTTTAACGATGTTTTTTTCCTCTAGTTTATATCTACAAGGAAAAGCATCACTTAAAAAAACTTGTATTTCTTCTTTATGTTCTATGTCTTGCTCTAATATTAAATCTGACCAAATAAGACATACTGGCAAATCGTTTTCTATTAGCTTTATTGCGTCTTGAATACCGGAGCAAGTATTTTTTCCAGTTGCTTTAACAAGAGAAATATTATATTTAGAATAAAAATTTTCAATGTATAGTTTCAATACATCAAATTTATAATCGCCAATAATAATAATCTTACAATCTTTAAATCTTTCTATAGAGTATTCAATTAAAGGTTTGCCGTTTAAAGGCACTAAGCATTTTGGTTTGTTTTTAGTATACTTTTCAAGCCTTGAACCAAGACCTCCTGCTTGTATTATAACCGTGCCTATATTATTCATTTTTTAATTGTACACCTATTGAACCGCCGGGATGATTTTTCTTAAATTTTGATAAAGAAAAGTCACGTAAATTAGAAACGTATATCCCCAAGCTTTGTAAAAATATAACATATGCTGCTATGGAAGTAGTTGGAACAATATTATAGTTATCAACCTCTTTTATATCTGGAATGCAAATACTAATATTAGCTAAATTGGCGGTTTGACCATTGTTATTAGAATGAACAGATACTATTTTTATAATTTTATTATTCTTTCTTAATATATCAAGAAAATTCAATAATTCTTCGGTGTTACCACTTTTACTAATGTTTATTATAACATCATTATTGCTTATATTACCCATGTCTCCATGCACTGCATCAACAGGGTTGATATATATACTTTTTACTCCTATGCTGGCAAAAGTAGAAGCTGCCTTAGCGGCTACATGACCATTTTTTCCAACACCAGTAAAATAAACTATACCAGAACAATTATTAATTAAATTTGCTAATTCTAACAGTTTTTGTTCTTCTAAAGAAGAAAAAGAGTTTTTAATATTTTCTAAATGTAAAAAACACAATTCTTTTATTAGCATATTCTATTTGCAATAGTTTAGTATTTCACTACTAATATAATCTACTTCTTCAGATTTTAAAGTCGGACTTGAAGGAAAAATAATAATTTCTTTTAATAATTGCTCTGCCTCTATTTCTTTTTCTACATTCGCATACTGTTTGAGATGTTCATGCCGAGACATAGGATAAAACATATTTCTTGTTTCTATTCCCTTACTTAAAAAATATTGTTTTGCTGATTCGTAATCAGTATTTCCAATTATACGAATAGGGAACATCCATAAGGCATTTTCACAATCCTTTTCTTTATATTGAAATGCTATATTTTTATTTACTTTTAGATTTTTCTTATAACGATTAAAGATTTTCTTTTTCTTACTTAAAATCTTTTCATGAATTTCTAATTGACCATAAAGAATGGCCGCTTGAACGTTAGTCATTCTATAGTTATAACCAAGAATATCATGAATATATCTTATTTCTGATTGTCCTTGACTGTGAGTTTTTTCTAAAAACTTTGTTTGACTATTATCATTAATAATTAATGCACCACCTTCGCCGCAGGTAATAGTTTTATTGCCATAAAAAGATATAGAACTTGCAAGACAGGCAGTGCCAGCAAATTGATTTTCATATTTACCTAAAAAACCTTCACAATTGTCTTCTATAAATTCATATTCTGGTAACAATCTTTTTAAGGCAGGAACATTAATAATGCCGCCAAGATTATGTACAATTAATATAGCCGTGTCTTCTGGACTTCTTTCTTTTGCTTCATATAATAAGTCTTTAATATCCATATTCCAAGTCTTAAGGTTTGTCTTAATTGGAATTAGATTAATGCCGTCACCGTCAAATAGCATGGCGTTCCAAGCTGCTACATATACATTATTTGGAACAATCAAATTTTTGATATTTGGTTTTTTAAATTTTAAAGCTTTATAAATTAAATGCGTAGAAGTAGTACCATTATTAGTTAAGATATTATTTTGACATCCTAAAATCTCGTTTAAGCGTTTTTTAGATAATTCCTTGTATTCTCCAAGATTAGATATCCAAGATGAATCTAGGGCCTTATGGGCATGTTTTAAAGCTTTTTTAGGAAGGTATGGTTGGTATATAGGAATCATTATAAATCCTTGATTATAGTTTTAATAAAGCGTTAATAAACTCATACCATTCTTTAGTTATAAAATATGAATCAGTATTAACATGGTTGGTGAATAAAAAATCTAATGCGCCACCCTCTTTATATGCTATGGCATTAGAAACTGTTTGAGCAATAGAAAAATTACCTCCAACGCCAAAAGTAATTACTTTTTTAGCATGACTCATAATAGAGCAATCTTTTTTTAGATTTTCTATATTTGGTATTGTAATACCTAAAGCGGGTACGGTTAAATCAATTATATTATTTTTTAGAGAATCTATAATATCGTTATAAATGCTAAAAATATAATGTGAGCCATGATGTTGATACTCTTTATTCATTTCAACAATTTTTTCACCAACTAAAACAACTTTATATTTTTTAGATAAATCGTTTAAAACGCTACAAAAAGTTTCTTTTCTAGATAAAAATAATTCTCTATCTATAAACCTTGCCTTAGTCGCTAAAACAATATATTCTCCATCAAATATCTTATCATCATTACATAATTCATTTCTTAAATTAGGGATTTTATATTGTAAATTATGATGTTTTGCAAATATATCTGGTGGGGTATGTTCAACGTTATAAACTAAACCAACCTTGTATTTTTCATTATTAAATACAAGGTTGGCAATATTTTGCAAAAATATTGTATTTTCATTTTTGTTATCTGGCTTATATATGTCCAATATGGTCATACATAAATTTACATTTATTACTTCATAAAATGGTAATAAATTATCTAATAAGCCACGATAAGTAATTAAATCGCCAATACCAATTGGAATATTGACATCTAATTTTTTTTCCATTTTAGTATGTCTTGTATTTTCTTTGAAGATGTTTTCCACTATCTAAGTCTTCACCAGAAAGTGCATCTTTAATCATTTCAATAATCTTCTTATCAATTTCATCAATAAGCTGATTTCTTTGAACATTCAAGTCACAAGCCTTTTTTAAAGTTTCCCAAAGGCGTTGAGCCCCCTCTTCATTAGAGTAATACTCTTCCCTATATTGTTCAAAGGACATCTTTCTAATCTTATAGAGTTCTTCTTGGTTATTCCACATCTTTGTATCTGCTGTAAAAAGCTTATCTATCAAACTTCCTAATGTATCTGCCATGTTATAGTTCCTTTATCATAAAAAAGCTTAATTCGTTTTCAGTGTATACTTTAAAATTTAATTTTTCATATAAACGAATAGCGGGTAAATTGTCTTTATAGACAGATAATAACACATTTTTTATGTTATTTTCATTTGCTTGCTGTAAAGTGTGAATAATTAATTTTTCACCTAATTTTTTACCTTTATATTTTTCGGCTATGCAAATACCAAACCAAATATTTTCTCCATCTTTATCTAAATGGCTGTAACCAGCTGGCTGATTATTTACGTAAAGTAAATTAGTTAATAGGTGGTTTTTTATTACTTCGTATCCACGCTTATTAAAATATGTAAAAGATAAATTTGAAGAGCCGCATTCTATTTCAAAAAATGCTTTTAAATCTTTTAAATCATTTTCATATGTTATTTTTACTATTTTAATATCGTCCATTTTTTATTTAAATAATTTGGTGTTAAGGGAAATTTTCTAACATTATAGTGTAAAAACAGATTCTTAAAATTCGCTTTTTCAATCATACTATCTATTAAGCAAAGAATACTACTAGACATACAATGTATTTCTTCTGCGTTTTCTAAAACTTTAATCATGTGAAAAAGATTTTCTGTTGTATCGTTTTTAATTATTTTTAGTTTAGTATCAGCGCTTATTTTAAATCCCAACTTTTCATCATCATGAATAAAAATATACTTTTCATTATTTGGGTTTAATTTATTATATATTCTTTCCTCTTCTAATAAATTTCTTTCTAAATAAAATCCATTATATTTATATGAATAAGGTATTCTTGCTAAATAGTAAAAAGCTTCTGCACACGTTATGCCAAGATGATTAAAGAGAGAGGTATTGGTAAAATAGTTCTCATGTCCTAATATAAATCTTTCAACTTGTGAATTGTCAGAGAAAAATTTATTAACATCTTGTCTTTCTTTAGAAGGGTCATCAGAAACACAAATAATTTCTAAATTATTTAAATCTTTATAAAGAGTGCTAATCATTTCTTTATATTTACTTTTAGCAAATAAATATACTCTATCGTATTCCTTACAGTGTTTTCTTACTATAGCGGAGCATTCTATGGTGTCGCCTAATCCCAAATGATGATATATACCTATTGAATTCATTTTATAAAAACCTAAAATTACCAAACTTTGATTCTCTTGATGACATAGCCATATATTTCATATCATGACGATAAGAAGAATCAAAAGAAGAATAAGTTAACCAATCTCCAAAAAGTAGCTGCTTTTCGTGATTATACCTTTGATGTCTAAAGTGTTTGTGAATTAATAAAGAAAATACAGATTGGTCTTGTCTGTGTTCTATACAGTCTGCATCTTGCCCATCGGGTTTTTTTGCAAATGTATCGGGTAATGCCACGTCTGCGTCTAACATCCAATTATACATTTCTTCAACAAAGTTCTTGTTTTCTTCTGTGGCAATATATGTTTGAAAGCCAGCAGAATATTGCATCATTTCTTTAGCTGAATTGCAATCCATCTTTTCAAAGCATTTTTTTGTAGTCCAATATTTGTTTAATAAACCTTGATGGTTATAAGGAAGAAATAAACTATCATCAACTAGATATTTCTTTATATCTACAAAACGATTAAAAACATTTGTTGCATCAGAATAAATAAAACCATCAGATTTATTAATACAATCTTTTATAGCATATGTTTTATAAAAAAATGCTGTTGGATTCCAAGCCCAATCACAAACTTTCGGAACTTCTAAAAAAGTTATTTCTTTATATAATTCAGAAAGATTTTTAATTTCTTCCTGATTCATATCAAAGCAATAAAAATAAACTTTTTGATTATATGAATTAACACGGTAACTATTAATCAGATTAATAGCATTTTTAACATACCGTTTATTAGTTACCGTGCATAAATCCATTATTTAACTCTTTCCTGATATAAACTCATATATTTCTTAAATATTTCTTTTTCTTCTTGTTGCTTCCAAGAAACATTAGCGGGATTTGTAGACATGCCTTCTGGATTGAAGTAGTATGCTCCTAAAACTTCATTAATTTTCATGAATTTAGAGCCATTAAATGCACTTCTTAACCACAATTCCCAATCAGCAGCAGACTTGTACTTTTCTTCAAACCATCCGTTCTTTTCATGAAGACTTTTTCTCCACATTGGATTGTTGTGTGGAGGATTACCACGAAGCATGGCTTCTAAAGTATACTGTTCAAAGTTACTTCTTTGAGCATCTGGCTTTACTTGTTCCCACATTACGTTTGCATCATTAACAACATAGCTGTCAGCATATACTAAATCTACTTCAGGATGGCTATAAAGGGCTTTAGCGTGTTTTTCTAAAGACCATGGAGCCTTTCTATCGTCTAGATTTGCATTTGTTATAAACTCTCCAGAGGCCATTTGAATAGCCATATTCCATGTAGCATAAATGCCGGGGTCTGCCTCTAAACGCTTATAAACGATATTAGGGAATTTTTCCATATATTTTTTAATAACCGGCTCTTCATTTCCCGGCGAATTTGGATTAATTAATACTAATTCACACTTATCTTTAAAGATAGTTTGTCTAGTTACGTCTTCTAGATATTGTTCAATATACTTGTCGGCGTTAAATACTGAGGCAATAATAGATATCTTTGGTAATAATGCTGTATCTATTTCTTTTTCTTTTTCGCCAGCTACTAATACACTAAATTTATCGTGTAATTTAGTTTCATCCATTTTCTCTTGTACAAATGGCGCTAGTTTTTTAGCTTGTGACTTGTAGCGGCCATGGTCCTTAAAACAGTCACGCAATTTATTTTTATAGCTTGACATTATTGGGTATGCCCATTGAGTATTAGCTTCTAATACGCCCTGCCATACGTGTGCTTGCTCAATAGGTTTTAGTTCATAATCAATCTTGCCAAACATACGTTTTAAAGAACCGTCTTCTTCTGACATATATAAGAATTCTGTATGAGCGCTCCAGTCGGTTGCTATTACAGGTAATCCATTTGCAGCTGCTTCCATTAGAGGAAGACCATACCCTTCTCCGTGTGTTGTAGAAACTATTGCTTTAATCTTTGGATGCGTATACAGTGATTGCATTTGACCTTCTGATAGATGGCCGTGTAATAAAGTAATAGAGCATTTACGATTTGGATAGTTACTTAACAGAGCCTTTAATCTTCCTTCTGTATTATGTCTATCGATTATAGAGTCATTAGCGGTGTTGATTTTTAATACTAAACCTACTTCTTCGTTGCGGAATTCTTCTAGGAATCCAACGATTGTTTGGTCTAAATTCTTTCTTGCTCCCCATTGACATACAGATAAGAAATTAAAATCATACTTTAATTCTAATGGTAAATCTTCTTTTTCTATTTTTCTATATGGTAAGTGTACAGTTTCTAATGGTACCGTAACTTTAAACTGTTGTCCCTTATCGTTACCAAAAACAGTATTAAGAAAACCAGCTTTAGCATGGTCGCTGATTACAACAACCTTATCCATTTGTTGAGTTGGTTGCAACCAAGCTGGGGATATCATGTTTGTTTCGATTCCAGCTGTATAGCCGATATTAATTGGTGCCATTTTTTTCCATTCGTTTGGGATGGAAATTTGTATTGCTATATCATATGATGGCTTGTTACCAGTACTTTGAATATATGTTTGTGTCTTGGCAATCAAAGAATTAATCCAATTTAATTCTTCGCTGATTCCTAGCATCCAACCAGTATTACCCCAAGTTGTTGGTATGACATGTAAATCGACATCAGCACGTTTTTTAAGAGAGCGTAAAGCAAAACGTGCCATTTCACCATAGCCACTTCTTGTTAATACTGGTCCAGCTACTAATATCTTTTTCATTTTATAAATCCTTTACATACCAAGATTGGTGATTCTTTCGTGTTTCCCAAGAACCATACTTTTGATGAACATCGGTCATAATCTTATCCCATTGTTCGTGGTATTTGTTAAAGCTAAAATTTTTCTTTACATGCTCTACCGCTTTAAGACCTAAAGCCTTGCGTTCTTCTCTAGACATGTTATGAATTTTAATCATTGCATTTACAACATCGGTATTAGAAACTCTATCTTCATAAATCCATGGAACTTCTTGTGAGCCAATAACAGCACGGCTAGCTGGCTCAATCATGACGCCAAACGTTTCTGTACCATCAGTAGCTTGGTCTTGCATACCACCAGTTTTATTAACAATAACTGGCGTGCCGCATGATAAAGATTCTAGAACGGACAAACCGAAACCTTCTGCATCACTAATATTTATAGTACAGTCAGCGGCGTTATAAAATTTTGCCATATCAGGAGCAGGAATTTTGCCGGGAGAAATAGCAAAGTTTTGTCTTGTTAATCCAAGTTCTTCTGCAATTGCAACCAAATCTTGACCGTGTGGGTCTTTAGGGTCGGTGTGCATCAAGAGATATGCTTTATCATGTCCTACTTTATCTAGGAATTCTTTATACCACCAAACAACACTTCCACTCATCTTTCTACGAGCATTGCGATTGGTCCAGAAGAATAATGTTTTTCCTTGTTGTTTCAAATGAGAAAATTCTTTTTCTTCTAAAGGTTTAAAAATATCCATGTTAACTGCATGAGGAACATATTCTTCTTCTACTTCTGGAGTGACTACTTTAACGATATCGCTTGTCAATTTAGAGATTGTACAAATTTTATCATTAGAAAGATAATACGGACGATTAAACTTTGGATAAGGATAGTTGTCCCAAACATGATAATAAACTATTGGAAGATTGGGACGAATTTCTTGTTCCATGGCCCATAACCACGTGTAAAAACGTGGGTCTGTCATCATCCAAAGAATGTCTGGTTTTTCTTTACTGATTATACTTCTTATTAATTCAGGAGTACCGTAGCCGTCTACTGGAATGATTACAAAATCATCACCATATTCATGAAATTTAACCGGTCTATAATCTTGATGTTTAATAGCACCACCAAGTGAAATTATTTGATACTTGCCTGTTTTTAATAAGCCTTGTATCATATAATTGGTTTGAGTACCAACTCCGCTTGGGGAAAGTGGATGGTCGCTCAAAGTTAAAATCTTAATTTTCTTATTTGACATTCTTTTGTTCCTTTTCCAAATCAGCGACATACATTATTTTTGCTAATTCTTTTAAATTTGTCTTCGGCTCCCAGCCAAGTAATTTTTTTGCTCTTGAAGGGTCAGCTAATAATAATGGTACTTCACTTGGTCGCTTGTATTTATCATCTACAATAACATAATCAGATAAATTATAACCAGCAATTTCTGATATGCAAGAAATAAATTCACTAATTGTATAGGTTTTTCCAGTTCCTAAAACATAATCATCTGGTGTTGGCTGTTGTAGCATAAGCCACATTCCTTCTACATATTCTTTTGCATAACCCCAATCACGTTTTGCTTCTAAGTTTCCAAGACGTAATTCTTTTTGTAGTCCTAATTTAATACGTGCAGCAGCTTTAGTAATTTTTCTTGTAACGAATTGCTCACCACGACGAGGAGATTCGTGATTAAAAAGAATTCCAGAACAAGCAAAAAGATTATATGCTTTACGATAATTAATTACTAAATTGTGAGCATATACTTTAGCACAGGCATAAGGAGAAACTGGCGATAACACTGTTTCTTCACTTTGTGGTGCGTTCATATTATCGCCAAACATTTCACTAGTGGAGGCTTGATAAAATCTAGTATCTGGCTTCAAACTTCTAATAGCCTCTAGGCAATTTAAAACCCCCGTAGCATTTATTCCTAAAGTGCTCTCGGGGGAAGTAAAGGATGCGCCTACGTGACTTTGTGCAGCCAAGTTGTAGAATTCGTCTGGTTGATAATCTTTAACTACTCTCCACAATGATGGAGCGTCAGTTAAATCGCCATTTTCTAATATTAAATTTTTGTTATCTAGTAAGTGTTCTATATTATAGAGTTTTTTATCTTCCATAGCACTTCTACGTACTAATCCAACAACTTTATAATTTTTTTCTAAAAGTAACTCTGCAAGATAACTACCGTCTTGGCCTGTAATGCCAGTAATAACCGCTGTTTTCATTAGGGACATTCCTTTGTTTTATTAAATTCGCAGTATTTACAACTTAAGCGATTCTTTGGAAAGAAATTTTTATCAATACTATATAATGCTTTTGTTAATAAGTTAAAAGCGTTTTCAGTTTTTTTATCTCCGCTTGTAACACGAAATATTTCTACGTTGTCTTTTTTGGCTGTACGCTTAAGTAAAGCAAAGTGTGTTTCAATCATTTCTGGCTTTACATTATGCTTTTGTGCATAGAAAAATTTATAAAAAGTCAATTGATAGGTGGTAATTGGGTCACTTTTTTTCTTCATATCCCAACCCCAAGCGCAGCTTTTCCAGTCAAGAATATGAATTTTCCCATCGTCTGTTTTAATAACTAAGTCAATAAAACCTTTAAAATTCCAATTTGAAACTTTGGACATATTTTCATAAATGTCTTCTTCAGCCGCAAGAACAGTAAAATTACCAAACTTTTCTTGAACCGCTGGAAGCACTAGTTTTGCTAGCACTTTACCCTGTTCTCGCATTTCGGAGAGAAGCTTTTCATCTGGCGTTTTTTCTGCAATAAGCTTTTTGATTTCTTCTTCAAATACATCAGAAAAAATCTTTACTTCGTCTTCAGAATTATTTAGAAGTTTCTTTTCGCACGCCTCATGAAGCGCTGTGCCAAAGGCCGTATATTCACTACCGCTAAACTTTCCTACATTATCTACATAAACAAGCTTATATTTATATGGACAATCGTTCCACATCTTTAATGCGGAATAAGAGATATGTTTTGACATAGCAACTCACTTTCTAATATGAGTATATACTAGTCATCCATTTTTGTCAAGGAATTAATCTTAGAATAAAGTCTTGGAGAGATTGATTTTAAATATTTTGGATTTTCATCAACAAAATAATGTTCAAAACCATTTGCAAAGTATTCTCGCAAACTAGTTGCTGCATAGGGAGAAATAAAAAGTTTTGTAGTTAACTGTGCTAATCTATCATAACCTACAGTTTTATAAAGAAAATCATCAAATATTCTACTATAATCAAATTGTATATATAAACGTGGGTCACAATACAATTTGTAGCTTTCTAATATATCTTGTAATTGTTTTCTTTTATTTACAAATTCTTGAATAATTGTTTGGTCGCCAAACACTTCTCTACCAAATATTTTTTCTACATTATGAGCCAACTCATGAATAATTGATTTTATAAAAATATCATTATCGATTATTTCATTAGAAAGAAAAATAGCGCCGTTCATATAAGCTGATTCGACGCTACGCGCTTTTAATTGTGGAAACTGACCGATGTATACTACATCTAATTCTTGTGCCAGTACTGATGGTATACGTTTATTAATAGTGTTGAATATAAAATCTAAATCTATATCATCAGACACTTTATCTTTAATAACAACCATTACATTATCAAAAAGAGTATATTCTTTTAGAATTCTTTTTGCTTTTTTTGATGAAGCCTTAATGTAATTTTCACTACTCATTAATTTATTTTTCTTCTAACGTTGGGGTTATTTCACCATTAGCTTCTAAATCTTTAAAAGCTTGCTGATAACCACGAATAAAGTTTTCTTCTGCTACGGCTAATAAAAATTCAGGAAATTCTTTTGCCATAACATCTATAATGTTATTAACTGTTACTTGATTATTTTCTGGTTTTGTAGTATTACCGACATAATCTACTAACCAATTCTTTAATGGATTTTCTTTTTCTACTATTTTTAGTAATTCTTGATTATAAATTTCCATTATAAAACTTGAGCGGCTAGAGTAGCAACAGCTGAGCGCTCGCCTTTCTTTAAAGTGATGTGACCAGAGATTTCATATGGCTTAAGCTTTTCTACTGCATATGTAAGACCGTTTGTTGTTGCGTCTACATATGCATTGTCAATTTGCTCAATATCTCCAGTTAGAATAATTTTTGTTCCTTCGCCAACACGGGTTATTATAGTCTTTAATTCGTGTGATGTTAAGTTTTGTGATTCATCAATGATGATAAATGCGTTAGCAATAGAACGACCGCGAATATAAGTTAATGCTTCCATTTCAATGGTTCCAGCTTCCATCAACATCTGTAAATGTGCCTTATCATCACCCATAAGGAATTCAAGATTGTCTTGAACAGGCGCTAACCAAGGAGACATTTTCTCTTCTAATGTTCCCGGTAAATAACCAATATCTTTACCCATTGGTTGTACGGGACGAGATACGATAAGCTTCTTGTATACCTTGTCGTCTAGGATTTGCTGTAAACCAGCTGCAAGGGCATTTAGAGTTTTTCCACCACCTGCTCGGCCAATGATGGACACTATCTTTACATCAGGGTCCATAAGCAATTCTAGAGCGAATTGTTGTTCTTTGTTTTTAGCGTGAATGCCCCAAACGCCGTCTTTATATTCACGGACTTTTGTGATAGGCTTATTATAAGCACGAAATCTGGCTAATGCAGTCTTCTTATCGTTTGCATTAGAAACTAGCATTAAGAATTGATTTGGGAATAGCTTAATATCTTTTTCTTCAAGCATTATCTTCTCACCAGCATAGAAGCGGTCAATCAATGCATCATCTACCAAGTATTGAACAAACCCAGTAAATACTTCTTCTGCACGTTCAACTATTTGATTAGGAATATAATCTTCAGTATTAATACCAAGAGAGTCGCACTTAACTCTCATGTTAATATCTTGAGATACTAAGAATACATTTTTGTTATTGCCTAATTCTTTTATAAGTGTTAAAGTGGCGGCAATAATTTGATTATCAGCATTGCTACTTTCAAATCCAGTTGGAAGAAGTGATAAATCACAAGGAATTACTGAGATGGTTCCTTTACCTTTTCCTAGCTTTGCACCTTCATCAAGGCTACCTTTTTCACGTAATTCATCAAGAGTACGAATAAACTGTCTTGCATTAGCACCGACACCATCTTGACGCTTTTTGTGTTTATCAACTTCCTCTAATACTTTTAATGGAATTGCTACGTTATTATTCTTATACGCGAATACTGCGTCACAATCGCTTAAGTATACGTTTGTGTCCAACACGTAATATTTTTTAGACATTATGTATTCCTTCGTGCGGCTATTAGCACGATATAAATAGTATTCTAGCGGATGTTGTTGTTATTTTTTACATATTTCATTACAAAATCATTCATAGCAATACTTCCAGCTACTGCTGCGTTCATGCTTCTTACACTGCCATACTGGTTGATATAAAGAAATCTATCACACAATGCAAGAGTCTCTTGAGTAATTCCAACACCTTCTTCCCCGATGATAATAAGAGGATTCTCAGGCCACTGGAAGTCGTAAATACTTTCTGCTTGTGGAACACTGTTTTCAAGGGCAACAAAAGTATATCGTTCCTTAAGCCTTAAAAGCTCTTCGCGGGTCTTTACGTTAATTAAATCAGTATAGTGGTGCGTTCCAACGGTACCACGTCTATCATATTGTTTACGCCCAAGATAGAACATTTCACGACCATTCATTGCATTACAAGAACGGAGAACAGAGGAAAGATTAAAGTCACCAACAAAGTTTTCCATCATCACAGCAAAAGGAAAAGACTTTTGCTGAAGGTCTTTTTTAATTAGCTCTGTAGTCCATTTAGTCAAACGGTCGTGCTTATACTTATCAACAATATTACGAGTATCGGTAGGGTTATTGGAAGTTTCGTTAATGGTAGTGGTGATTTGCATAATAAAAACAGATTACTACTAATCTTCTGGTCTGTCAACTAGTTTGTCTTTTACGGCATTTTCAAGAGCTTCTAAAATTAATTTTTCAAATCTTTCTTGTGACCATTCAGGCCAGCCCATTTCACGAACTAAATTTGTTTGAAAATCTTCACTAACGTCAAAATGTATTGTGCATGTACCATCTGGATTATCTATTACTTCTAAAGCTTTTAGGGAACCTAGATTTTTTATTTCCATAACATTCTCCTAAAATAACTAGTAACGAAAAAACGGAACATGAAAGATTTGAACTTTCGATACCCTTTCGAGTATGCCTCCTTAGCAGAGAGGTGGTTTCAGCCACTCACCCAATGTTCCATAATTATTAAAAGTATCACATACTTAAATAATTTTGTAAACAAAAATTAGCTAAAACTATTAAATAGTCAAAAGTTACGAAAATGCCGAAGATTTTTTTCGTTACTAGTTAATAATAGACCAACCCCTACTTTTATAGGGAGGAGAATATGCAATGAAAGGATATAATACATGGATTAAACACAAATTAATAGTTTCAACGATGATGTTAGTAATGATGAGCGGTTGTTTTAAACGTTGCGGTCTGTTTGCACAAGAAGGTTCTGACGCAAGAGAAGCAATGAGCAGCACAGTTAAAATTTACACAAAAGTTTCTGGTCATAGAACTAATTTAGCTAGCGTTTTGGGTATAAATGCAAGCATGCCAGAAGGAACAAAAGAAAAAAGTGAAGAAAAAAGCTGGACAGGTTCTGGTGTTGTGGTCAGAAATAACTTTAATAAAAAAGAAAGTTTAATATTAAGCGTTGCCCATGTAACACACCCACAAAAAACAACTCTAGAAATAGATGAAAGTGGATTCTATTTCTTCCAAATAGATAAAATTGAAATGATGGTTGAGAGATTAGATGGTGAAAAATGTGCTGCATTTCCAATGGCAGGAAATGAAAAGCAAGATTTATCAGTTATTAAAAGTACTTGTATTGCAGGAGAAGCAAGAGAATTAGCCGATGAATTACCACCAGTTGGTGCTAGCGTAATGATTTCTGGTGCTGCTTTAGGCTATCATCCAAAAAATATATTCATCGTAACAGATGGTAGATTTATGGGATTAGACGAAAATAATGAAGAAATTATTACTTTACCTTCTGCTCCCGGCCATAGCGGCTCTGGTATTTTTTATAAAGGAAAAGTAATTGGTTTATTGAGCAAGCGTACAGTTCATTATGAACATATATCAATATGTGTTAGCTTAGAGAATGCTAAAATATTATTGCAACTTGCTGAAGGATTATGGCAACTAGAGAATGTTTAATCTTCTAAGCAAGTAAGGGCGACCAATCCTTTATCTTGGTCAGCAGCCACGGTTTGGCAAACATGTTTTACCATCCGTGGTTGTTTTTTTTCCCACTCACCATACAAAATATAACCAGCAACAGCAATTGTATTAAGTACTACCATTATTCTTAACCACATTGTATTGCTAGATTTATTTTGTTTCATAATGGACGATTCTTTTTTTGGTGCAAAACAGTTAGTCTACACTAATTATAAGTGGAGGATTTCGGATTCGAACCGAACTGAATTTCTGCGTGCAAGGCAGACGACCACTCCAAGCAGTCCCATCCCCCATGAGGATAATATATGATTACTACAATAACTAAAAATTGTTTAAACTGCGAACAACCCTTTGAAGCAAAACCATCAGAAGTAAATAGAGGCAACGCTAAGTATTGTACCAAAAAATGTACAGGTGAAGCAATAAAAAAACAAAGAATAGCAAAATTCGCTTTAATAAACACGCCAAATGTTGAATGCGCTTATTGTAAAGAAATGTTTTATTTAAGTGAATCTAAAAAAAAGAATTCAAGAAGCGGTTTATTTTTTTGCTGTAGAGAACACAAAGACATAGCTCAGAGAATTGGTGGGATAAAACAAATTCAACCACCACATTATACGAATGCTGGGCGTGTATATAGAGATATAGCTTTTAGAAACAAACAAAAGATTTGTGAAAGATGTGATTATTCTAAAATTCCAGAAGTATTAGTCGTACATCACAAAGATAGAAATAGAGAAAATAATACTATAGAAAATTTAGAAGTTCTTTGTCCAACTTGCCATTCAGAAGAACATTTCAATAATAAAGATGGTAATTGGAAACAATAAAGACGACATCTATTTGTCCATTAAAAAAACGGACTCCCCATGCCGTCACCTGCGGGATTGTTAAAAATTACTTCTTATCTGCTGCAGCGGCAGAACCTGCTGCGCCGGCTGCTGGTGCTGCGTTGCCTGCTGCGCCTGATGCGGTTGATGCGGTTGATGCGGTTGATGTAGCAGCTGCTGTCGAGGCGCTAGAAGCTGCTGTTGCAGAAGCGCTTCCACCTACGGATGGTACCGCAACGGCGCTTTGTGGGGCAACTGGAGCGGCTACAGTAGGGGAAGTTTGTGTTGTTACTGCTGGCGCTGATACTTCTACTACCGGAGCAGTGGTAGAGGTAGAACCGGCGGCTGGTACACTGGTCTTGCTGGTGCAACCTACGAACATTGCTGCTACTACTGCGGTCATAACAAGTGTCTTCATTTTATTTTCCTTTTCTATTCGATAATATTATCTACTAAACCATACTTCAAGCACTGCTTTGCGTCAAAATAGATATCTTTTTTAAGGATATCTTTTAACAGATTTTCTGGGATTTTAGTTCTCGCCAGATATATTTCTCTAATTGCTTTCATTAAAGCTTTATTATTTTCCATATCATCCATCAATTCTTCAAACTTTCCAATTGCTCCAGATGAGAGTTGGTGGATGAGCATATAAGAATGTTTATTAATAGAACGTTTGTGAGCCATTACTGAAATAAGTGTTGCCGCTGATGCGGCCATGCCTTCAACAATGGAATGGACCGGCACTTTACATTTACGAACATAATCAACAGCGGCAAGGCCGTCAAAAAGACTTCCACCGGGACTATTGATATGTATCTTAATATGTGGCGGTGAAATATCTAAAACATTAGCTGTATGTAACATTTCTTCTTCGCTAGAACGTATAGCTTTATTAAGGTCTAAAATAGACGCTTTGTTTACTTCAGTATAAAAATATATACGTCCGTCTTGGTGTTCTACGTCAAGATTGTCTTCGTCTTTTTCTCTAGACTTACGTTGTGGAGCCGCTTCTTTCTGCTTTTCTTTTTCGTTATTGAGATATTTTCCGAAAACCATTGTTCACCTTATTTCTTTTTAGATTTACTCTTATTTATTAATAGTCGTTCTTCTACTTCTTGTATAGCTGCTATTAAACTAGGGTCTGTTCGGCTTTTAACAACAAACGTTTCTGTATTAACTGTTTTGTTTGATGAATATCTGCGAATCTTGACTTGTAATGTAGCACCTTCTGGGGAACGAAGCAACTGTTTTTTAAATTCTTTGGCATTTTCATATACTACAAAAATTTCTTCTATTTTCCAAGAATTAGACATTATTATTTCCCCTCATTAATGCTTCTTTACTTGGTGGATTCTTAACTGATGGTACTACAATTTTATTTTTGCGTACAGACTTTTTTTCAAAGTCTTCTGGAGTTAAGGTAGGTTGTCTACACGCCTTTAACATATTGGAAATATCAAGTTTTAATTCTTGTTCCGAGTAGCCAAATGGATAATTATAGTCACTATAACCAACAGGATTGCCAGAAGCATCGTAATAAACCTCAACTATTCCAAAAAAATCACCAGATTTAAATATTCTATAATTCCAATCTTTAACGCTAGTTTTTCGCATTTTTCTTTCCAGCTTTCTTCTTTTTTATTTTTTTAGATTTTTTCTTTGGTTCTAAATCATCAATAGTTAATACTGGATATTCAAAAGCTTTCTTCATCATATCAAAATTTAATTTTAAATCTTTTTCAGTTTCGCCCCATGGAGTCATAAAATCAGCTATATAACCTTCAATTTTATCTCCTTTATAATATACTTCAGTTATACCATATTCAATATAATTGGTTCCTGAATTACTAATGCATTCTTTAGCATAAATTCTATAATTCCAATAGGTTTCTTTTTTCTTAGCCATTATATGCCCTTTCGAAAAACTGTTAACAGTAGGTGTGTTACTACACCAAAGAGCGGGAGGAAACAAACAATATAATCTTTTCAATGATTATATCTTGTGCGTGCTTCTGTCCCATCAGTAAATCTGACTTTCCTATTACCCAACCTCCTAGTACATTAAGATATATTGGAGTTTACCTAGCAGCGGTTTGTCCACACAACTGACATCAGGTTTCGTTGTGCTTTCTTCGGGCAGAACATCGCATCGCTCCCCGCTGTTAACGGAATTATATCACTAGTAAAGGATTTTGTCTCACTCATTAAAGCACAGATATTACTATCCATGTCCTTTCGGATGGCTACTTCTGAGCCTACTACCTACCGCTAACAAGCAGAAAGTGGGATTTGAACCCACGACCCTCACGTTGGCAACGTGATGCTCTACCACTGAGCTATTCCTGCAAATAGGCGAGGTCGGAATCGAACCGACAGTGCTTGCGCGGCGGATTTTGAGTCCGCTAGATTTACCAATTCTCCTACTCGCCCTTATTTTTATTTATTTAATTTTGATTTTAATGCTTCTACTAGAAGGCTAACTGCTTCTCCACTATACCAACCTTTTTGGTTATTACAAAACTCAATATGATAATATCCTGAACGGCCAACTTCTATAATCCAACCAATACTTGTTCCATCATAAACTAAATTGCCAATATTATGTTTCATATGTTTCCAGTGCGAATGAGTGGACTTGAACCACTGACCTGCCGCTTATCAAGCGGCTGCTCTAAACCAACTGAGCTACATTCGCGTATTTTATTTTAGAGCCTGTAGAGGGATTCGAACCCCCGACCTACGGTTTACAAAACCGTTGCACTACCACTGTGCTATACAGGCTTGTTACTTTCTTGTTCTTGTTCTTGTGCCAATCTTTGTTGTTTTTCTTTTTGCTTACGTTTTTCTTCTTTTAAAAATTTATCTAAACACCTATGACAATACCACTTAAATCCAATGTGCGCAACAGCAAACATATTTGGCGCATTAGGCCAGCTACATTCATCACATGGGAATTTATAATTATTCATTATTCACCTAAAGTCTTTAAAGCAGTTTCACTATATTTTACTCTAATATCATGATGTAGTTTAGCATTACCATTAACACGACGAGTAATTTCTTCTAAATTCCATTCGTCAGCTAATTCCAACAATCCACGTTTCTTAAAATATTCACAAGCAATCTTAGTGCTGACTTCTGGGTCACAAGCTAGTTCAGGATTATGAACTAAATCGATTCCTAATATCTTAGACATGTTCTCATAGTTAGCTCTACCTGTCAACTGAAGAATTCCACGACCAATAAATTTAGGTCCATCACCAACTTGTGTATTACCTAAGTTTTTTCTTCCTTCATATAAAGTTCCAATTGGTTCAAAACGATTACCAACATCTTTTTTATTCCATTTAGAAGCCAATTCTTTATCGTATTTTAATTCTCCGCTTTCGACGCCAACTTGTCCAAGAAATGCAGCAATCCTTCTAGGGGTATTGATACCATAGGTAGGAAAAACATTATTAAAAGCCTTAACATAAGTTTGTAATTTATCTTTTTTTATATTAGGATATATTTTCTTTAATTGAATTTCTGTTATTAACATCGATGCTTTCCTCTGGTTTAAAATACTTATTAATTTTATATTTTTTTAATAATCTAAAGAATTTAATGTTAGTTAATCCTAATAATTTTCTTGCTTCAGTTTTTGTTTTTGAAGCTGAAACAGCATATTTTAATAATGCATCTTTTACAATATAATTAGTACTAGACCACAAAGGATAACCATGTAATACAAAACCAATTGATTTATAAGTTAATTCTAGTTTTAAAGCTATTATTTCTTCTAATGTTAAATTATTTAATAATACTTCAAAATAATCATTACTTCTTTTTTGTTCTCTTAATATTTTACTAATACTATAATCTTCACAAGTATTATTATATTTATTTTTTATCATGATTAGCGACTCCTAATATAGCATATCCTGCTATATCATTCCATGGAGATTCGCCAAATGCATTTTTCTTATTAGCTATTCTAAATAATTTATCTATTACTCTTATAATAGCAAGAGCGTCTGTATATTGTTCTGGTTGGATACCATTAGGATATAAGACGCTCAGAATTTTGTGACATTCAGCAAATGAACTACCATATGCTGCGTTTTTTTCATCTACTAAACTACCAATTTCTTCACCAATTTGTTTATATGTTTTAGTGGTCATTAACCTACTATAACACAATTATGCATCTTGTGAAGACCATTTCTTTTTCTTTTCTTTCTTGTTTTCTACTACTGATTCAGTTGCTGCAGTTTCTGTAGAAGTTTCTACTGGTAAGCTAACTTTAAGACCCATTGGCAATTCAGCAGCTTCAACCGGTGCAGTTTCTTGTATTGCTTCAGCAAGTTTTATTGGTTCAGTAACGGTTACTTTTTGTTCAACTTGAATTTCTGTTTTATTTTTTTGCTTAGATAATTCAAGACGATAGAGTTTTTTCCGTTTTAATGGATTCATTTTTATATATTCCTTTTTAATATTTAGATTTAACTAGAAAATTTCACTAGTGTAGTTTGAACGCCATGTCCTTCTTCTTTATACTTCTGGTTCTGGCAATTCCTCTGCAGCAGTTTCTAATCCAGCTGGTTGTTCTACAGGCTGTTCTAAGCCCGCAACATCTTGGCCTGTTGGTTGTAATGATGCATCTTTCTTTGCCTTTTCAGCCTCATATTCAGGAGTTGTGGGTTCCGCCGGGGTAGCTTCTAATTCAGTTTCAAACTTATCAAAATATAGTTTAGTGTTGGTTAGCAAGTAATCATAAAATATTTCGCGGTCTTGTTCGTTTGATAATAAAGAATATGTTTCCAAAATCTGTTTTTGAATTTTCTTGAAAGTTTCAAGAGCAAAGTTTCTACCAGTTAAGTCTTCTCCTTGAACGGTTTGGAAAGCATTAACAGGGTCTTTTTTAGCTTTTTCTTCTTTACCTTTTTTATCTTTATTGATATCAATAAATTGTGGGTCAGTTTCAGGACCTGCTTCTTCATCTTGTTCTTTTAATTCAGCTTCTGGTTGTTCTAGATTAGCAGGGGGAACTGCTAAAGCAGGCGCAGCGGTAGGTTCTCCACCTTTTTTATCAGCTGAAAAATATACTGAAGCGGTGGATAATAAGTTCTGTATTGCACGAAGAATGTGAGCTTTAAAAGATTTACGTTGAGCAGCATCTGTTTTTAAATCTTTATAGCCGGTTTCTAATATAGGAACAATACTACCAAGTAATTTTTCTAATGCATTAATACCAGTAGAACTATGTTGTACAGTATCTTGCTTTTCTTTTAGCATTACACGAACTAATTTACGTAATTCTCTTTGCTCACGTACTTCTTTACGTAATTCTTGTTTTTGGTCTTTTTTAATTTTACGTAAAACTTCTCTAATGTATTGTCTTAATTCTTGCATTTGTTCCATTTTATGACTCCATTTTATCTTCAATTTTAGTGCCATAACCAGCGACGGAGCCAGCGGCCATATTTTCTTCTTTAGCGTGTTTAAAATATTGTACTTGACGTTCTCTCTTTTCTGCACCGCTTTTACTTGTATAACATCCTAAATTCTTTTTAGATTTTTTAGAGACAAGACAATATTTATCACCTCTTTTAGTAATAGTTTCATTAATTATATCATAAAATATATTTTCAGATAATTTTTTATTGACTTCTGGCTTGAACAGTTTAATAATATCTTTAGCAGTAGTTTCTTTATTTTTTAACTCGTCTGGTAAAAACTTAGTTAATTCAGCGATATTATTATTAAATATTGCTTTTCTCATATCTGTTGCACTTAAGGATTCTAGTGGTGGCATAGGTTTAACCATAACGGTAACACCTTCTCTGGCATATTTTTTTGCATCTCTTGCAAAACGTTCTTCGTCACCACCTTTTGTACTTGTGCCAAGTATTACTGTTTGTCCCGGTTGAGCAAATTCAGAACGATTATCTTGATTTCCAACAAATTCATAAGCAGCACGAACCGGAGAACTAAAAGGCGATTGCATGACAGTTACTTTATTTGTTAGAGCAGCTGCCTTTAAATACATATCCCAAATCTTTTTAGATATATCAAAAGTAGCTGGTGTACCATCTTCTAATTCACGGGCCATAGGAGAAATAAAAACAATAACCTTGTCAGCTTCTCTGGCATATTGTTTAACCATATCTAAATGGCCTTTATGTGGAGGCTTAAAAGCACCGGGAATAACTGCTACTGTTAATCCTTTTGGCTTTTTTGATACTTCTTCTAAGTCCTGCTTCATGGCAGGTACAGAGCCTCTACCATATTTAAAAAGACCTAATATTTGATTAACCGGAGCAAAATTTCCAGTAAATTTATATGTTACTCCATCATAATCAAAAACAAACCCTTCGGCAGTGGCGCTAACTTTATCTGCACTACGTAATTTACTCATTTGACGTTTCAGAATTTCCATAGCTTCTTCATTGCCGGATTTTTCTATGGCATCTATAGCTACCTGAACTTCTTTTTTTAAACGTTGAACTTCTTTTTCATTATCTAATATATAAGCGCTCTTCATTCCACGGAGCATATCAACGGCAAAATCACTAACAATAGCTTCTAATGGTTGAATGGCGGTTACATAAATTTGTTTTTTGCTATCGCTATTTAATATATTTTCTTTAACGAAAGCATATTCTTCTTTACTCATTTTCTTTTTAATATCTAAAGCAGATATTCCGCCAACGCCTAATAAATTTTTAGCAATACTCATTTTAACTAATGGTTCAATTTTTTCATATCCGCCTTTTTTGAGTATAGAGTTTAAAAGAATATATATTCTTGCCATCATAAATTCATCAATAGTAGAACTATCAGATAAAGATAATTGTTCATTTCCTATTAATTTATTAACAGAAGACAACATTACGTTAATTTTATTATTGGCAGTATTTAATGGACGTTTATCACTTAGGGCTTTAAGTCTCTTAATGGCATTAACTTGTAAGCCATAATTTTCGTCTTTAACTTTTTCTTGAGAATCTTTAATAATATCTTCTAATTTTTTTGCTTTATCTGTTACATCAGTTTCTGTTTTCTTGCCAGTAGCTCTATCAAATTCGCCATGGCCAACACGATGAATAACTAATGTTTTTGTATCGTAATTAATAACGTTTGGGGCTCTGGGGTCCATTACTTCTGCGTTATAATATATGTTTGTATCAGGACCGAAAAGTTCAACTTGTTCATCGTGGTCTAAGCCTTGAATAGCCTTTTCAAAGGCTCGTAGAGCATCACTAAACGTTTCTTTGAGTGCTGGGTTGGCTCTATCGGCAAACTTTGCTGCTAATTGTTCTGGGGTTAATCCGCCTCCCTTAATTTCTCCTTTGTTACGAACACCTTTAGCTCTTCCCTCTTTGACAGAGAAAGATATCATCAAATTTTGACCATCTGTTTTTTCTGTGCCCTCTAGTTTACCTTCGGCAGCTGCAGCAAATATTTCTTTTAATTTAGCAAATGTCAAATCACCATTATCGTATAAATGGTTCATATGTCCAGCCACACCTCCTTCTAATAATAAATCTGACATTATATAATCCTTAAGGTAAATTATCTTCTTTATCGCCAACAAATAATCGATATGGTACACCAGTATTTTTTAATGATAAAACGGTGTTTGTATATTGCCCCATGGGAGTAAGCACGTATATGGGATATTTTGCTAAATATGTATTTCCAGAATCAGCCACAGTTAAAATATACGTATTACCACCATTAGAAACCGTTGGTAAATATCCCGCTAAAGACCCGGAAGCCCTAGTATTATCTAACTGTATAATAAATTCTCTAGCCATTATTTTTTAATGAATCGATTAATTAATTCTTGATATATTGCTTCTTCTCGCTTATTAAATACATCTTTAAGAATACGCTCTTTTTCGGTAAATAGCTGCGGATATGGATGTTGTATTTCTTGACTTTTATTTTCTTCTAGTTTTTCAACATATTCACCTTGTTCTTCAATGTCTTTACCGTGGCGAGCTTTCATATCGTCTTTTGCTTGCTTTTTAGCTGTTTTTTTTATAGATTTCTCTATAGCTTCTCCACGCTTTTTTTCATATGAAGAAATTTTACCGTCTTTATTTAAATCTGCTTTCTTTTTATCTTCTAGCTCTGTTAAACCAGCTTCTTTTTTAGCAGCCGCCATGCCAACAGCATATGGATTTACGGCACTGTCGGTTTTTTCTATTTTTTTAGCTATTTTATGACCTTTTTTAACTACACTTTTTGGTAATTTTTTTTGCTCTGCCATGTTGTTTTTCCTCTCAAGTTTTTTGTTGTCTGTCCAATCTCTAAAAATCATATTACCACGTTCGAAAGCATCACGTTCCATTTCTCTTAATCCTTCATCGTGGGAAGCGTACGCTGGGTCGCTACTAGTTAAAGATAAATTGATATTATTATCAAATCCAGCTAATTTTTGTGCATGATGTACTAATTCGTGTGAGAAAGAACGTATTATATCTTTTGCATGTCTATCAGATATATATAAATGTATTTCTTCTTTTTCTGGGTCATAATAACCAGTTTTACCTAATAAATCATCTGCATTGAATTGATTTTTTTTAAAAAACACTTTCGGCGTACGTGTTAGTTTTAATTGTTTTTTAGCATAATTATAGAACTCTTTTGTATATTTTTTAAGTTCTTCGTGGCTAATATTTTCTAGTAAAAGTTCCATAAAATAAAAAAACTACCTATGCGCTATGACATAAGTAGTTTCTTAAAGCTTAAATTTCTTATTTAATTATAGTATTTGAATTTGAATAACTGTTTGTTTTGGTTGTTCTTTTTCTTTATTTTTATAATATTCTTCGTATTGTTCTTGATAATTGGGAAGTTCTAAACGCTTTTCGATTGTGATTTCTTTTTCTTTCTTTAGCTTTTCAGCTATAGCTGGGAGAAACATATAGACTCCTTATGGGTATAAAAACCCATATTATTATCTAGTTTCACCAATCCTCAAACGTCTTAATGTGAGTTATACGTTCTTCTTGAATTAACATGTTTTTAGGCTCCATTTCTCCATATGACTCAGGATATTTAAAAACCCATATCTTTTTATATTTTTCTCTGCCGTCATATAAGTCATGAGCTTCATCATCAACTAAAATACCATAAGAATATACTGATAAACCGGGTGTCAATATTTCAACTTTAACTAAAGCACCAGCTTTCATGCTTGCACCATAGATTTTTTGTAATCGCTTCCAAGGGCTTCTATGACTTTTATATACTGCTTTGGGCACTCTACCATCATTGCTGCTAAAAAATCGTGCTTGGAAGCCATAGACATCTTAGAAAAAACATAAGAGATACGGTCTAAGTCTTTAGGAGAAAGATTCTCGGGCATTTGAATTCTATTTTGCATGGGGATTATATGGCTCCTTGTAAGAAAACTTTTTTGCTTCTGCATACTTAGCTAGCTGTCTCCACAATGTAACAGTTCTTTGGCAATCAGTCAACGCTGTATGTGCTCTACCTTTAAATTTTATATTAAAGTGCTTACACATATTATCCATGGAGCTTGATTTCATAACTCCTTCACTTACTAAAAGACTACCCATGTGTTTTGTGTCGATATAACGTGGAAAATTTGGACAGTTAAAACCATAACGTTTATAATGTTTTGCTATAAAACGTAAATCAAAAATTAGGTTTTGGCCAAGCAATAACTCAGAATTATCCCAAATATTATTTAAAAGACCAATAACTTCAGAAAAAGAACTTGCTTCTTCCCAATCATTTTTATTATATCCGTTTATCCTAAGCGCTTCTGGACTAGCGGTGTTTATATTAAATGGTCGAATATTATATTGAAATTCTTTAATAGTCTTTAAATCGCCGCAGTCTTCTTGTTCTAATTCTATTGCAGCTATTTGAATAATTTCGTGTTTTAACAGGTCAAGACCTGTTGTTTCAGTATCGATAACAGTAATTCTCATTTAAAATCTTTCTAGATAGAATTTCCACTCTTGGGGAATATTTTTTTCCAAGTTGTATTGTCCATCTGTTATTTCTTGTAGATACGGTAACTTAAATGGCTTCCGTGGTACTTTAAATAGTTTAAATCCGGCTTCTTTCAAACTTTTATCGCCCTTTTTTTGATTACAAGAATAGCAGCATACAACTACATTATCCCAAACGGTTTTTCCACCGAGAGTTTTTGGAATAACGTGGTCAATAGTGAAAGTAGAAAGAGAAACATGCAAATGACAATATTGGCACTTTCCCTCATCACGAATCCAAACATTCTTACGAGAAAATCTAACAGAATTACGTTTATTACCTATAAACGATTTTTTAAAAACAACAACAGCAGGAATTTTAACTTGAACTGACGGAGAACGCACAAAACAATCATATTCTTCAACTACAGAAACTTTATCTGAATAAACAAGCGTAATAGCCCGTTCCCAAGAGACAACACCAAGAGGCTCATAATTAGCAGACAGCGCAAGAACTTTCATACTTAAATCTCCAGTCGTCTTGCCATCATACATGAGTTTTACCTAGGTATCAATCTAAAATAATTATACTGTTACATGAAGAACAGATTTATTTATTTTGGAAGAGATATTTAAGTCTTTGCAAAATATTTCATTAACATGATTGCAATCATTGCATGCAAATATTGGTACTGGAATATAAGTATCTTTAGACTCCCCAGTTAATAAAGCAGAAATTGATTTAATAACATAAACTTGTTTTAAAATTTCATTTCCGCATTTTTCACATGCTACATTTTTAGCATTTTCAATTTGTGTTTGTGTTAGTCCCATATAGTTCCCCTTTACAAACTCATTATTATCATACCACAAAATGCCAATATAAGACCAAACAATTTATGACCTTGTAATTCATTCGATAAAATAAAAAATGCTGTTGCGTACCAAGCGGCATGAAAAAAGAAAGTTTGAAATACTGATGTAACAGTTAATGGTAGTAATTTTTCTTTTAATTGATAAGCAAACACTGAAGCACTAATGAAGCTAGTCAAGTATGACCAATACCAAGCCGTGTTTCCAAGTCTAATAGATTTTGACAAAAAAGCGGCAAATATTCCATTACTTATTAAACAAATTGCTACTAACGTTATTTTTATATTATTATTCATTTAATTTACACATTTCATAGTTACTAACTATTTTTCTTATTCCTTCTAATCTACTATTTTTATGTCCATCTTTTAATACAGACCAATAAGCGCCGCGAGTTAATACTATTTTACCATATTTATCAATTTGATTAGCAAGAATGCCAATACCGCATTTTAAATTAATATATGGGTCAAAAGTGGTTTTTCTACCGTCCGTTATATCAAATTGTATATCTTGCGACCAATCAAAATCACAATACGAATGCCACATTGTATCAGCATAGCCTAATTGTAATAAACCTTCGGCGCATGTATATTGATTAGTAACAGGGTCTATACCTAAGCTTGGTTGCGGTAATCTGGCTTTTGGATTGTGACCGCTTTCATACCAAGACATTGCTGCTATTAATTGACCCCAAACATTAACTCGTTCGTCCCGATTTAAATTATTGTAATTTGGACAAAAAAAATCCATGTCTTTTACTTTATTAAAAGAATCAAAATTACGATATATTTGTTGAAATGTAAATTCACTCCATTTATTTCTTTTAGGATTTTTTTGTTCCCACATCAAGGGCTTCATGATTGGCGCAGGAGCAACGCCAAGTGATAAAACAGCCGTCAGAATCAAAAAAAATTTTTTCATATTATGGATTTATATCTCTTTGTAATGTATTTTTAAAACGTGGTTGAGGTTTTTGTGGTGGGTCTATCCAATATGAGTAAGCAACTTTACAAATTATTAATAGTGATAAACAAATAATACAAATAGAAATAAAATGCTTAGAAAGTTTAACTAAATTATCTAATTGTTCAGAACTCATATTTAAACCCTATCGTTATTAAAATAATCTTCTAAATTTTTTTTCAAACGAGTTATGTTGTTGTATGTATAGTCACGGGTATCTTGAATATTATTTTTTTGAAACCAAGTTACGGTGTATAAGTTAAAATTTTTGTCAAATAAAGATTCATCTATCTTTGTTATTATTCCAAACATTATACCACCATCAACGGTGTGTGCAAGGAGCAAATCGCCTATGTTATGTTCCATTATTCTTTAATTACCGTTAATACTTCCAGTTGGTCATCATAAAAATACAATGGGTCAGCGTCCTCATCGAAAACTATTTCTACGTAATATTCACCAGTTTCGCTGTTACCATCAATATATGTAACATATCCGTAGATATCTAAATCTCCACGGGTACGAACTAAATCACCTACCTTTACATAACATGGTCTACGGAATGCCATAATATATAAGTAGTTGAAAATAATGAAAAAGCCCCCAAAGGGGGCTTGGAGGCGCAAACCGCGAAGCGGCCTAAAACTATTTTACTTCCTACTTTCTGTTTTTTATTTCCCTAACTAACCAATAAGGCAATATAATAAGAAACAGGACTAGCGCCTTTAAATTATTCAAAATCTTCTTCGCTAAATTCATATTCTTCTTCAGGTGTTTCTTGTCCCTCTTCACCGCCATCTTGATAGGAATAATCGTATGATGGCTCAATGTCTTTTAAAACATCTACCATGCGTGTATGCAATGCTTTTAACAATTGATGACCACCTAAATTTACATTTACTTGTTCTAATTCATGAGCAATACTTTCTAATTTAGAAAACAGTTCACTATCGCTATCAACGCCGTGTTTATTAATTGGTTTGTCATTCAAGGTGACATTTTCTTTTAATTCAGCTAAAGTTGGACGTGCCAAAAGCATACTTTTTTTCATATTATACAATCCTTATCCCTTCTTTTTTGCAAAAAGCAACAAATTGTCCCATTATAAAATCTTGGAATGGACACATCCATAAATAGGCAGGACCGGTGAAAAGGGAAACATAATAATTTAAACTTTCGCTATAAACTACGCCATAGCGCTCATATTCGCAACGTAGACTTTCGCAATAACCGCGATATTCCCAATACGCTCTCATGGTAAAAATGGCGGGTAGCGGAAATAAGAGATAGGATGAATAAAACAGGATTCCCCAACGTTTTGCATCACGCAAATGCACCAATTCATGACGCAATACGTCCGCTCCTATTTCAGTTCCAATCAACTCAGCGGGCATATAAACCTTGCCAAATGCGGTTGTAATATAACGTTCCATGAAATAGGGATTCCAGAAACGCATAAGGCCAAAATAATAGCATGCCCACATGAGTTTACTGTTAAGTTTAGGGATAACTTCAAAATCGGGAAATTCTTCTTTTATTGCATGCACCAAATCATAATATACTGTTGTTCCACTTTTCATGAAGAAATCCCTCCGTATGTAATATAGGCGTTTTAAGACGTTACCCGCTTTCACCATCCCTTTCCTTAGTTAACCAAACAAGTTCATGAGGATATGCCATATATTCTTTACCAGTGCTTAAGCTATGGACCATATACCAACAGTTTTCAAGTAAGCCAACGTTTTTATCTACAACAACGGCTAAATCTTCTCTACGCTTTATGATATTAACTCTCACAAGCGCACCAATTGGTATATGAACGTCTGGAATGATTCTTTTGTTCCCCATACATATAAATAGTTAGCCACGTACTAATTCCAATTCATAAGGGAACGCAATTATGATTTTATTTTCCCGCATGGAGAAAACAGCATAATAAAACTCTATTTCCGTATAAACTATATCGCTTATAACCATCCCCATCCCACCGTCGCCATTTTCTATGTTTAGGTAAACAAGGTCACCTATTTTAAAATCTATTACCTTTCTATCCATTCTCCTTTCCTCGACTTAGTACTTCTACCTCATAAGCGTACCGATATGTCTTAAACGGTCCTATTCCGTCCATAAATTGCATGCCATAAACTATTCCAGCATTGAATTCATTATCTTTATCAGTTCGCTCCCATTCGCTAGTGCTCATTTTATCTAGAATGATTGCTAGGCGTTTTGTGCTTTTATCTTTTACTAAAGCACCAATTGCTATTGGATTACGATACTTTATCACTTAAAACCTCAAATTCATGGTCGAACATCATGATGCTAGCTTCCAGTTCCATCAAGTAAACAGTATAACCTAGTTTTTTAGCATTGCCGTGCCAAATGCGTTCCGTGACGATGCCAAGATAGCGCTTTGCTCCATGCACCTTTATACGCACTAAAGCGCCTATAGAAATGCTCTTTTCGTTGAACGTGTCCAAGTTGCCCTGTCCTCAAAGAATCGTTTGTACGCAAATCTACGGCCTTTCTGATGCAAATAAAATAGGGTTGCTAATAGTAATTAGCAACCCGTAGGGGATTTAGCATCGATGATGGGGTTTCTACTACCCATGCATATGGGTCTTTTTAAATAGAAAAATTTATTTAAATATAGCCATGCCAACTATGATAATCAAAATTACTAATGAAAATATTCCTTCGCTTTGAGCGGAAGAACCCCCTGATGAGCTGCTGATACTATATACATCTCTAGTGCAATACGGACAAACTCTAGCCCAAGCATCAATTTTAGACATGCACTTAAAACAAGTAGCCATTTTAAATACCCCATTCCTTTCGCATTTTTAAGAAAAAATTACGTACCGATAGTGCATCTTCCTCTTTTAATTCACCATCTGTTTCTTTGTCGCTCCATTGTACATGGAAAATTGTAAATTTACCATCCATAAAAGTAGTTGTAGTTTTTTTTGTTATCCACCCAATCACAAGTTTTATATTTTTATCTTCAAAATCATAACTTGGGTCTATTTTTGCCTTGCAAAGCACAAGGTCACCTACTTTGATGGATGAGTTTTTCATAAATTTTTATAGTTATTTAATATTTCTGCGCCTGTTTTAATGCCATTTTCTGTTGTCCATGTATCGTCATATTCCTTATCCTGCCAAACAATCTTATATTCTGTTATTTGTTTTTTAAAGCCAAATAAGTTTTTTGATGTCACCATCCGTGTATCAGATACTACACCCAATATTATTTTTGTTCTTGCAAAATTGGTGTGGAAGGCTATTAAACGTCCGATTAGATTGAGATTTTCCATAAATTTTTTCCGAGGATTTTTTTAGTATGCCACACTTTTCAAGAAAAACAAGAAATTTCCAATTTTTGGTCCGGGGTTTATTTACGACCCTAGCGCCCTTAAACACATACAACATTTCTCGGGCAGACATAGATTCCGGTAAACAGGACACATCACCTCCCCCCGGAGGAGGGGGAGGGGGTGCAAGTGTTAAAGCCAACCATGAAGTTTTTGGCGGCTTGCTTTTCAAACCTTCGCCTATCAAAATACTTTAGGTTCTCTGGCAAGTCAAACATCAATCGCTGTCCACACTGGCTGAACAATCTAGTCCATTCATCAGGAGGGTTGATGCCTTGCTCGATATGGTAACCAGCAGCAGCAGATAAACAACCATATCCACGAATAGCATAAAGGATATTCTCCACCGGTTCAGTTGGAGTGATGCGCAACAGCATGTCAACTTGATATGTCATTGGAGAATCAGCAAAGCTCCACATATCATTCAGGCGTTGAAGGGTAAGTCTAATCTGTTGCAGGTTATAGTCAATCATTAATACCCCATCGCATAACCAAAGTAGAGAAGACCAACAGTAAGGATAACAATACCAATCGCAGTCAGACCACCTTGAACCAACTCATTCAACTCATGCTTATCAATCTTATTCATTATTGAATGTTCCCCTTTTCCTTTTCGTTGATGGCAATAAGATGAGTCATCGCATCATAAAGAAACTTGTTAATCCTATCTTCATTCCAACCCCTCGCACGCAGCACACGCTTATGACCTTGGAACTGGGGGCTAGTCTCAACCGCATTGGCAATCTTATCCATTAGTTCAGCACTCCCTTTCCTATAATCTGGTCAGTGATAATCCGCTGGGCATTGTAAAGGTTCTCCTGATACAGCTTGCCCTTTGGCGTTGTACGTTCCAGCGTTTCCTTTACGGCATCCATTGCTGCCACCAATGCGTCTGCCTGTTCCTGCGTGACCTGCAAATGCACAACGCTTGCCTTGCTCTTAGCCATATTAACAATCCTCCCGCTCAAGGTTAGACTCCACAATCTCGATTGCATTATCAAGGTCATTCAGCGACTTGCTAAGGTTTCGCATGATATCAACAATCTGGAACAAAGCCTGCTGACAATCAACCTCCGCTGCGTTCATCGTGTAGCACACGGCATCAAGGTCCGGCTTCACAGGCTCAACCTCAACAGGAATCTGGACAACCTCAAAACCGGGAAGCACAGTATCAACAGCGGCAATCGACTCAGTGGCAGTAGTGGTTTCGTTCATGGGGTATATAGTCTCACAGGTTAGGGGAAACTGCAACTTCCTTTTTTCTACCTGTCACCCAAGCGTGACAGTCACCTTCATTGGATTGCAGTCCTTCGGGTTATTATAACGGATGTACTTCCTATAGCGTGCAATAAAGCGTTGCCCACTTTCACTCTCATTCAGGATATAATCAGCAACATAACCACGCTGGAGAACTTCCGCAAGGTGTTGCTTTGTATCAGCGTGCGTGCGGTGAAGCCTATCCAACGCACGGTAAGCACCTTCCTTGCTTTGATAGAAGATAGCCTTATCAAACTTACCGAGCGTATCCTTTTCAATAAGGAACCGCTTGCCGTTGCCCACAACCCACGCTGTCCGCTTTGTCGTGTTCATGCCCATAATATACGCCTGTTTCCTGCTACGTGCAAGCTTCCTGTTTCCGGGTGTCACATCCGGGTGACAGTAACTTTCGTGTGACACCCTGCGCTTTCTTCTTGACAAACCGGGGGCTGGGAATAAAGCTGCGCGCCGAATTTCGGGCAGGACAGCACCCGAAACGGCACAGCTTAGTCAATCCATTCCCAACCGGGAGCAGGAGCAATTTCAGACACATCATGAGTGAATGACAGGAGATAAGGCTTAATCTCACTCATGCTAATGTCACCCATCTCCTGCTCAAATCCTTCCACCAACGCCAGACGATAATCAGTCTTAGCATTATCAAGGATATAATACTCCCAGAAGTGCTTCGTGACACCGAAAGCATGAACCGTCACAACACTCTTACCGTCAATCCGCTTCATCTTGCGAGCCATGATGTTAACCCCTAAAGTAAATGGTGAGCAAAACCAAAACTACTAACACAACCATGCCAATCTTTGCATCCCTAATCTGTTCGTCTAGCCTTGCGCTAATAGCGGGGGCTAGTTCGCTGAAACATTTAGCGCAGAAAACATAACCAAAACAAAGGTCACCCTCCAGCAAATACAAGCGTTCCTGTTTCCCGCACTTGTGACAATACTTAAGCGTACCCCATTGTTCATGGGTCAAAGGCGAGAAAATCATACGCTTGTCATTCACTAATCAAACCTCCTCCGTGTCAATGATGGTGTAACCATACGAAACAAGAAACTTGGCAATGTTGTCTGCGTGTCCCTCACCCTCTGCCCAAACACGGGCAGGCTCACCGTGAGGGTCTTCGGCATTGACGCAATGCGTTGCCTTCATACAGGACTGATTAAGGAGAGCATCCAGCGTCCAATCCTTCTGATTCTCCACAACGATGCCAAGCTGACGGGTAATCATTCTGTTTCTGCCTTTCGGTTAGTGTGGTGATAATATACAGCAGGACGGGACGGGATGCAACCTGCTACTTGCGGAGTGTCACCGCACGGTTTCACACTTCAGGTCCAGCGACTCCAACACCTTGTTCTTGTTCGTCACCTTGCACACGTCGAAGTCAAAGCCCTGACAGGAAACCTCAAACCGGTTTACAAGGTCGCCACCCTGATACTCAAGAACAACCGACTTCATGGTGTCCACATACTCGTCACCATCCAGCACGTCCAGAAGAATATCAGAGAGAACATAATCCTTCGCAGCATCGAGCGAAGTAAAAGCACCACGCACATCCTGATAGTAATCACCACCGTCAACCACGAACACAGAAGAGGACTTGGACATTGTTTTGTTACCTTTCGTTTGGGTTGCGCTTATTATACCGTGGAACCTTCGAACCTGCAAGCTTCTTTTTTCAGGGTGTCACTTCCGGGTTTCACCTTCACCGCTCACCCGTGCTGCATCAACGGGACATATATTCTCACACCCTGCCTCACTTGGCAAGCAACCTCTTTTTTAGGTGTCACGTTCGGGTGACAGTAACCAGCCGGTGACACCGTGAACTTTCCACTTGACTTGCCGGGGGCTGGGAAATATTGCCGCGCTGAATATTGTCCCTCGCGCAATCCAGCCCGGGCAAACCCTGTCATTAACAGGGCAGCGGGGCAATGTATATCAGTTCTCTCCAATCACACGCACAATGATACTGGGAGCACCATGCTCGCACTTCGCATCAGGGGAAACCTCACACAGCTGAGAGCACATAGCGGGAACGCTAGCACTCTCACTCCAATCCGTCAACAGATTCCAAAAGTCAGTTTGATTGTCAATACCGTGCAGCTTGCGAAAGTCGTTCAGATTAATAATCAATGTATCCTCCAAAGATAAGCGATAATCCCAACAGGAATATACAGCGAGGGAATGAAAAAGATTGCGTTGCTACGATGAATCAAGAGCGAAGCTCCACAATCATATCATCAAGCTCATCCCAATCAAGCTCTCCGCTATCCCATTGTACACCATCAGGAGTGTTCACTCCACGGATATGTTCTGACTCTCTAAGGAAATCAGCATAATCATCACTCCGCAAGGCAATCCTATAAAGCGGCTCCTCGTTCTGGATATACAGCGCAACGTTCCAAGTCTCGTAGTTCGTCCAACCGTTGTAAGAGGTATCAGCCATGATTAAAGCTCCTTGATGAAAAGATTGAGCTGCCGAATGTCAAGCGTGGAATCAAAAAAAGAAATCTGGTCAGGAGTCTTATGGAAACCCAGTTCCTTCATCCATGAACGCAGGTTCAGATACGGCTGCCGTCCCTTCGCATTATTCTTTGCAACGTTGTAGAAGGCAGGGTCACGGTCAATCCACTTTGCCACATTGGCCGTCGCATCGTTCGTCCACTGGATGTTGTCGTTCATGGCGGTTATTATCTCACGGGTTCCGGTTTTTTGCAAGCTACCTTTTTCTACCTGTCGCCTTCAGGTTTCACATCGCTGCCCGATAATCCTCCATGTAAAGAACGTTTTCATTTTCGTGGTGCTCCCGTTCATCCTTCAGGCACAATCCGCAAACCGCTTCCGCATACAGCGTATGCTCCAAAAGATTAGAGGCAGGTTCCTCACCGCACCGCTCGCACATGTGTTCGTCGTTCATGCACATAATATAGCTGCTCTTCCCCGTACGTGCAAGCTTCCGGTTTTTAGGTGTCACGTTCGGGTGACAGTCGCATGGATGTGACACCCATCAGAAAGAGCTTGACAGGCAGGCGGCTGGCAATATTTTGCGCGCCATATTTCCGGTGTAAAGGGACGTTACAGCCGCCGCAAACCCTAGCATCAATCGCTAGGGCAGCGGCATTATGTTAATGATTAGCGGAAAAACTCATTCTGTGCAGACGTAAGCTTGCGGACACCGTGATAAACCAAACCAATATTAATCTCTCCCTCGATTGCCGGAATGTCACTCACGTTACCGTCAATGTATCCCGCTGCAATGCGGTCCTCGTCAGTGGAAAAGATACGGGAGTGAGGGAGATTAAGGTTAAGCTTTGCATCATACTTGCCACCGAGAGACTGAACGATGCGAAGATTAGCAGGCTTATCGCTCTCAATGTCAAGGTGCAGAGATTTAGTGTAAGCATAAAAGATAGTGTTAGGGAAAGCAAACGCAATAGCCTTCCAAGCGTTGAGATATTCTTGAGAGTAGAAGTCCCCGCTATCGTGCAAACGAACCACGTTATAACGCTTAGTCAAACGGGTCAGGTCAGCAATGGCAGACACAACGAAGGAAACATAATCACGGGAGGCATTGAAGTTATGCATCCGAGCATTCTTAACCCCTGCCATGATATAACGTCCCTGCTTAGCGTAGCACACTCCACGGCAAGCGTTAGCACCGGGACAAGTATTGCCACCATCGAAAGACATATCGGCAGGGATGCCAAAGCCAAGTACACGGTAAGCCTCACCGGAGGTCTTGACAAGCTTTGCGTTGCCCATGGTCCACTTAAGATTCAGGTTCATAGTTTCGTTTGCCTTTCGGTTAGTCCGTCGTTTGAAGTGGACATATATTCTCACGAAACGGCCACGCTTGCAAGCAACCGGTTTTCACGGTGTCGCATCCGTGTGACAGTCTCATGGTGGTGACGGTGGAAAAAGATAGGTGGACAAGGGGAAAAACGGCGCGCCAATATTCTCTTTCCCTAATGATTCCGCATGGTTACAAGGGTCAAAGACTTTCATTGACGAAACGCTAAACCCATGATATTATTAGTGTATTGGATTGGAGCTTCCTGTCAAATTTTTGACAGGAAGCAAACTTTCTTTACAGCAGCTAACGTCAAATTTCTGACATGTCAAACTTCTGTCACGTCATTTTTCTGACGTGTCATCGAGGTGGCGTCAGCCATTTGACGAGGTTGGGGTTGTCAAGAGCGTTTACATACAACGAAAACCTTACACCGCTTTGAACATTGTATAGTATATATTTAGGCGATGAATTAATTTCACATTCAACACCGACAATCATATACATGGTGCCTTTGAGAGCATCGATGCATAGTCTACCTATGTTTTTAGATAAACTGGACGGTGCCATTCTTGTGCCTTACCATATGCTGTGGAATCTTGTTTCTGCCAATCAAATCACTCATTGATTTCCATTCACTATTAATATCTCTATCTATCTCCCGCAACATATCGTAGTGTGATTTAGCAGCCTGCTCGTCTGCCTCATACCAACGAGCACGGCAGCATCCACAGTCAAACTGAAAGTCAGGGTCGAAGTAACAGTTATCCAGAGTTGTAAATATATTGTTAGCTTCCTCTGCGCTATCAGCTTCTACCCATACAGTGTTTGCTGGACCTTGAAATCTACCGCCGCTGTTGTTTTGTCTAAAAGAATAATACATTCTGTAGCCCCCTCCTACTCTACCACTACAGTAGTACCCTGTCAAGAGCTAGCCGCCACTACCCCATACATATATATATGTACTAATATATACTAGAATACCGCCTTAACGGCGGCTGGCTGCACAGGAAATTTTGTTTTTTTCACGACCTCCCCCCACCCTACTACGGTAGTGGCAGGGGGAGGCAATCCTTACGGTACTATACGCTCCAACCTAAAGCCTGACACCCATGATGCATGATGCGCTACGGCAACAGGGGCACAAAGATAAACATCAGTCTTGTATCTGCACTCCGTAATCATTACCATGCTTTGCTTACCATCAAAAATCATCCAAGCTAGGTCGCCACGCTTAAGTCTTTTCATGGTTTACTTCTTTCGGTTATTGCTCTGAGCCTTACGCTTCTTGCTACCAATCTTCCTGCGTCCCTTGCGTGGGCGGTTTTTCTTTGGATGTCCCATTATTATCTCCTCACTTTCTTTGGTCTATTCTTATCCGATTGACTACTTACTGTATATGGATACTACCAAACTTTGCCGTGTATGTCAAGAAGAAAAGTCACTTGCTGATTTCAATAAGGATGCCACAAAGAAAGACGGGCATCAAAGTATATGTCGTTCCTGCAAACATTCTAAAGATAAGGACTACTCTCTACAAAACAAAGATACCATTAATCAGCGTTCCCGTCAATGGAGAAAAGGTAATAAGGAACGTCAAAGAGAGAATACAAAACGCTGGAAGGAACAGAATCCAGAACGCTATAAAGAGATACAGAGGAAACACTGGAAGAAGTCATATGAAGTTAGAGGTTGGTATAAGAACCTTTTTGTTTCTATCAAGCGTGCCCTAAAGAATGGTTGGCCTTCAAAGAAGATATTTGAACGTCTTGGTTATACCCCTGATGATTTGCGTAAGCATCTTGAAAGCAAGTTTAAAGAAGGTATGACATGGGATAACCACGGTGAATGGCATATTGACCACATCATACCTCAATCTTGGTTGCCGTTTGATTCTATAGAGGACGAGAACTTTCTTAAGTGCTGGAGTTTAGATAATCTCCAACCTCTTTGGGCAAAGGACAATATATCAAAGCAAGATAGATATATTGGTTAGTCTATAACTACCTTTGCATTAAGGACGGTCACTCTCACCGACCTATCATATTCCTCAATCTCTCCATCTTCAAGAGATACTATAGCGTACTTCTTACCATTGGGCGGTAGAGCAGTTTTCATATATATACCTTTGCCCAAGTGACTTTCATAAAAACAAAAAGCAGCGCCGCTGTTGATAGAATCTAAGGTTTTGATATCCAGATTTTTCTTATTTTCAATAAGCATTGTATTATCAACTCCTTCCCTTGTGATTTCTCAACGTAATAAGTTCTTCAAGTGCTGCCCTAACATTTTCATCATGCTCGCCTTTGTTGATTCCAAGTTTCTCAAACAGTTGACGAATGGTTGGACGATTATCACGGGTAAGATACTTAGACGAAAGTACGTCAGACATTATGCCTTCCCCTTGTGATTTACGTTGCCTGTAAAGGTTGCGACAGTCTTAAACTTTACGTTTGGTTCCTTGGCACGAAACTGCATCTGACAGTTCTTGCCTGTATTCATACCGCTTGTAGCTTTCCAGAATGAAAGATAAGCTGCACGGTCAGCATTAGAGGAAAACTTCAATACCTGCACACTACCCATCTTGCCTTCACCTGCTGAGACTCCCGCATATTTAACGGCAGTCTCCTCACTACACAGGGGACAAGTATTAGCTTTACCGCCTGTCCTGCGCTTCTCAGGGGAATAAAGATTGAACTGCTCTCCGCACTCAACGCAATCGGTCGCTTTCATGATTACTACTATACCCTACTTTGCGAGAAGGTCAAGATAAATCTGACGGAACTCTAGAGCGTCCGCCATTAACTCAACAGTCTCACTAGAGGGAAATGCAACATCATTCCATATTATCTTTACACAGTAATTTTTGTTTGGAATTATATTTACAACGATTCCCAAATCGTATTCGTTAGACGTTTTCCTAGGCTTAAATGCTACACTGTCACCGACTTTGATATCCATGATAGTTACTATACCCTACTTGTTGAGGAAGTCAAGGTATTGTTTTCGGAAAATGGCAATCTCAGGACTATCTTCGTAAGTTTCCGTACCGTCATTCCAAGAAACACAATAACGAGGGTTATGGTTAGATATCTTTGACACCACGCCAACGTAGCTGAAAGATTTACCAGTGGATGCAACACTGCCAATGAACGCAACACTGTCACCGATTTTGATATCCATGATAAACACTATACCCTACTTGTTGCGGAAGTCAAGATATTTCTCACGCAAACGTACAGCGGTGTTATGGTCCAACCATCCAACTTGTGCATCAGCCCAATGAACATTATACTGCTTACGGGCAATTGCGTCAAGCTTAATATCAGTAACGATGCCAACAATATAATCCTTGGTAGCAATACTATAACCCAACAAACTATCACCTTCGCGGATATCAAACATTATTTTGCTCCTTCCATTGCTTGTATTGCACAAGTCCTGAGATAATCTCGTATTCGTTGTAGATATATTGCCTACCCGAAGTCAGGGACTCACAAATATAACCTTGCTTGGTATGATGTTCTTTACCCTTGCCGACAACCATGAAAAGATATATACGCTGAGTCGGGTTAACACCGAACGATGGAGGATGCCAATCCATGAGGAACAACTTGCCGATGTAAGGGTCGTTCACGGGAAGTATCCTATAACAGTTGTGCCTTCCAGTCAAGGAAAATGTTACGGTACTGTTGGGTAGTTATCCACGATGCCTTAGCCCAGATATGTTTACCGTTGCACCACTCAATCTTGTAGGTAGTATAAGCATCGTCAAATTCTACAATCATTCCAATAGTGATATTGTCTTTATGCTCTGTTACCGCAACCAAGTCACCTAGATTCAGCTTTCTTGTCTTTAACATGGCGGCTAGTATACCGAAGCTGGAGGGAAAGTCAAGAAAAAAAGATGGGGATGCTAGGACATGAACCTAGTTGGCCTAATGGCAGCGGATTTACAGTCCACGTCAGTAACCTTACTGTCAACATCCCCATAACAGCACAGCGTGAGGGAAAATATTATACACTACTTTCCAAGTATTGTCAATACATTAATTCTATACTTTAATGCATTATAACCGTTTATCATACTAATAGGATTTCTATTGTCAGGGAAGAACCAGTGAACCATATATGCAGTTTCTTCGTAATTATTTCCTTCATCTATACGCATCACAACACCAAACCAACTATTAGTACGCAGCAAATCACCAACATTTATTGTTGTCATTTTAGGTAGACTTTTCTGTTTTACCCAACTACTTACTATAGCACCCCGTAACCGAGTCGAACGGTTTTTGTCGGTTTAGAAGACCAACTAGTAGGTCCGCTACACGGGGCATAGGAGATACTATATGTCAGTTTGCACAGATTGTAAAGTAGAAATTAATGAATTAAACGGTTACAAGAAAGCTGGAACTAAAGGTAGATTTATGTCAAGATGTAAGAAATGTTTTAGTAGTTATTGTATTAACCGTTGGAGAGAGAGAAAAATAAAAGCCATAAAAGATAAAGGCGATAAATGTCACGATTGCAAACAGACATATCATTTCTCTGTTTATGATTTTCATCACTTAGACCCATCAAAGAAAGATATGGCATGGGATAGAGCAAAGATGGTTAGCGATGAAAGGTTAAAACAAGAACTTGATAAGTGCATATTGCTTTGTTCTAATTGCCATAGACTAAGGCATCACGGCTCTATCCAATTGAGCTAACGCTGCATTTATCTTCAACATTACGTTTCCACTGTCTTACATACTTTACATGATAATCTGGTTTAAGATAGTTTGTGTTCTCTGTTGGGTTTGTCGGTGCATACCAATAGACGGCGCAATATTCAATCCTAATCTTTAGTACCGTCCCATAGCCATTAAATTTATTCCAAACCAAGTCACCTTCTTTGATTTCCATATGACCCTAGCGAGATTCGAACTCGCGTAATCGCCTTGAAAGGGCGGTATCCTAGACCTCTAGATGATAGGGCCGACTACATACTACCTGCTCCCAAGGTTGGATTCGAACCAACGACATCCGAATTAACAGTTCGGCGCTTCTACCAACTGAGCTACTTGGGAATACAACACAACAAAGGGGCAGAAGGAATCGAACCTTCACGTCATCTGATTCAAAGTCAGAGGTTTTGCCAATTAAACTATGCCCCTACTAATAACTTCTTATATGTTCTTCATCATGTATTTCTGCGTGACAATTATGACATACCAATATGCACTTGTCAAGTTCTTCTTTCATCTTTTCCCAACTTCTTGTTAATCCGCTTTTTGCTAAACCAAAATCTTTTTGTGTTGGGTCTAGATGATGAAATGCTAATGCTCTATTACATTTATTATATCCGCATTTCTGACATTCCCCGCCTTTATATTCAATTGCCATTAACTTCAATTTGTCTCTACGATTGCTAACATTTGCATTTCTGCATTTCGTACAACGCCAGTAGCCACTAGATTCTTTCACATAGCGAACCTCACCATGTTTGCTGCAATTTCTAATTTCATATTCTCCAATTATTGGAGTTTTACGTTTATTCATAGTGGGTCTGGTCGGACTCGAACCGACAACTTATCGCTTAAAAGGCGAGTACTCTAACCATTGAGTTACAGACCCTTTACAACTTTACATCATGCCCCCACCCCGAGTCGAACGGGGATGCCCTTGCGGACGACAGATTTTAAGTCTGTTGTGTCTACCGATTCCACCATGGGGGCGACACATCTATTATACATCAACTGCTATTCACTTGTCAACTACTTTCTTCTATGGACCCGTAGGGAATCGAACCCTATCCCAACACCAATCTAGTGCAACTCGTTATAAGCGAGTGGTCAGTCCAACCGTCGAGTCCGTTTTACATCATCTATTCTACATCACTTCTTCCTACTTGTCTAGCACTTTCTTTTAGGCTTCTGCTATTCTTTTTTGTTTGCTTCCTGCTGCCCATCTATTCTATCAATCTTCCCTGCGAGTGTCAACCTTTTTTCTGCACTCTTTTTTATTTTGTTCCCGCTTCTTATCCTTATGGGTGCCGCTCTTGGTAACACCGTTGATAATAAGCAACATGAAATAGTCTCGGGTCTTGATATCTTTGTTCATTGTTTTGTTTTCCATGCTAGCCGCCGCACTGTGTATATAGTATCACAGTGGGCTTTCAGTGTGAACTAAAAAGGTACTTCATCCTTTTTAGTCAACTTGGGGATAATCGAGTCACGGTAATACAACATATCCCGCTCCTCAACTAGTTTAATGGCAGCTTCACCCACGATGTTAATCTTGTAAGTGCGACTACCCTTAACCCAACTATCAACGTTGCCAACTTCAACAACAGTTGCCAAACGATAGTTACCATATTCCTTATACACAGTCAGCTCACCACACTTATACTTGGGAGGAATATTCTGCTGGGCAAGCATCTTGACAGCATACTTGTTTTCGCAGATTGCAGCGTATTCCTTTTCGCTGGGGATATAGTTAGGATTAACCCTAACCTTATCCGTCGCTCCCTTGTAGTAAGGTGTCTTGGAATAATACTCAATCATCTTATCCCACTTCGCCTTCTTGCTGGCATCCCAAGCGGCATTCCAGTTATTACGTGCCGTAACAGCAGCAGAATCGTAACGCTGTTCAACCTTCACAAACGTATCATATTGCCCCTTAGTCAGACCCTGATACTTGGTAAAGCTTTCCTTAATGGAAGTACAGAAGTTCTTTTCCCAATCGTTACAGATACCGTTATTCAGAATAGCATCAATGCGAGTGGGGATGGTAGCATCCGTAACCTTCTCAACAGGAGTACGTGCCTGTGCTGCATACATTCGGTTGTATTTCCAAGTGCTCATGATGGGAAGATAATACCAGAGTGGTGGAGGAAGTCAACAACTTTTTTCTGCTACTTTCAGCTTGACAGCGGGAGGCGGGTTTTTGATATACTGGTCTGCTGGAATCCAAGTACCTTCTTTAATTAGGTTGGCTATTCTTACACAATCAATCTTTCTAGTCTGCTGTCCAACGTTGGCATTCATATAGAATATATCAAATTTCCAACGGTTACCGTATTGTGAACGTTTAACTGCTTCGATAGTCACAAGCGAACCTCTGTTAGTAGACCAATAAAGCTTGCCAAGATACTTTCTATAATTCCTCTCAGTCGCTGTCATTGTCTTCCTCCTCATCGACAGGCCAATGCTGTTTCATTGCCTCTGGAGGAGCACAATCAAAACAGTATATATCCTCATGAGTATCATCAACAGGAACGAAAACAAAATCATCTTCAAGACCTGCCTTATGACAAACTGAACAACGCCACAGTGACATTTTGGTTAATCCTTATGTTAGAAACAACAGGCAGGGAGGACAGAGTTAAAGTTTCTGCCTCCCTGCCTTTACCACATCTACATCAGCTTACCCAACGGCAGCCACAGTCTCGGCAGCCTCGGAGGCAGGCTCGTTAGTATTGCTTACAGTCTTAGACTTGGCAGAACGCTTAGCCACAATCTCGGAATCAGGAGTGGCAAGACCACCGTTGCGACCACGCAGACCAAGCAGAACACCCGAAGCCTTCAACTCGTCAATCACATCCAGCACATCATCACCAAACTTCTCAGTCAGGAAATGGGCAGGGCAGGGACGGTTGTTAGAGGAAACGAAAGTCTGCACAGCGGAGAGAACGTCAGAGTTAGAAATGGTAGCCATAATAGTTATTGTCCTTAGTGAGAGTGAACTTCTGGTTAGGGTTAACTGCAATCACTTCGCTTAACTTCAGAAACCATCTTATTCTATTTTGTGCTGGAGGTCAATATCTTTTTTCTAGACCTTGACGATTTTCTTACAGTCCAAACATTCATAAACCTCTGTCACTTCTAGCTGATACATATCTCCTGCAAAGCTTTCCGCTTCCTCGTATCCGATGCGGACTTGATACTTGTGCTTGCAACCCATCTTAACACGCTTTCTGGATTTGGGCAACATCTTTTTCTAAATCTCCTGTAGTCGCTGGGAAGTATCCATTTCCATACTGGGTAATAACTTCCAACAAATCATTACAGAAATACGCACATCCAACTTTGTAAGTTTCTCCTTCGTTATGTTTATATGGGGAAGATATTACATCTACAATATATTGGTATTTCTTGTTGTATTTTTCTTTTTCTATTCCCCTAATCATTACAAGCGTAAAGTAATGATGATATCCGCTTACATCTGTATTATATGTTCGTTCACCACACCAAAACAGTTTGCCTATGTGTTTGTTGTATCGCTTTTCTGTCTGACTCATATAATCATCTTATCATTCATTTTCTGGCACGTCAATAACTTTTCCAATCAGTTCCGTATTCTCAGGAGTAGCGGGGAGATAATCCATCCTGTGCCAGTGGCCACGTCTACCACCTTCATTAAACTCTTTACACCTTATAGTATAATCCATTCTCCAATCTTGTTCTAGTTTAGGAAAAAGAGATTGTATCTTGTAACCATATGCACCATTCTTACCATTGTAACCAGTACGGTACATACCATAGACAAAACAAAGAGTATGAGTATGCTCAAACTTTTGCTTATCCGTATTGTATCGCCTGTCCTTAGCGATAAACAACTTGCCAACATTCTTTGCGTATTGCTTTTCGGTGGGGGTCATAGGTAGATAATACTTCTGCTCTCGCCTTTTTGCAACCGGTTTTTTAGAGGGTGTCACCCCCACGTTACGTCACCCGTAGGTGACAGGTAGAAAATAGTGCTTGACGGGGCGGCTGGATTTTGATATACTGGGAGGTTTATTGCCATTCCCAGCCCCCGCAATGCTATATCAAACATCATTGGTGTGGGCAGTATCGTCTGCCTTACTGCCCACACCATATGTGTTTATTTATTCAACAGGGATTACCCGCTCATGAGTCTTAAAAGGGGCCGACGACATACAATCTTTAGTAGTCATCCACATACGCTGGCACTTGCTAGTGATAGGCTTTGGTGCCTGCATATCTGTAAGCACTATATGTCCATCGAACCCCTTATCATTAACATACTTGGTTGGAGCGTCAAAGTCAGTTCCGCCATACTTAACACGTTCCTTCCTGCGAGACATTCCCTTCTTCCAAACATAAACAAGGTTATCATCAACCTCCGTATCAAAGGGTACCACAGTAAACGTGGCAATCTTTGCAAGGTTGTTTAGTTCAGAGAAGAAAGCTTCCAGCATTTCATCCGAGACAGAACCGCTCTGGTCAATGCTAATGGCAATCTTAGCATGACGCTGCACCTTCTGACCGGGATGGATGTAAGCGTAACGCTTGTTGATACGCTTAACCGTGCTAGTCTTTGCAGAACGCTGAGAGGTCTTGATGAAGTAGCGCAGCACCGCACGCCAATCAATCTTGCCAGAGATACGGTCCATAATCTCCTTGCGGATATTATGAGTGACAGAACCCCAACCATTAGAGGATTTGTTGGCCTCCTCTGCTGCGCTTCGCATCATTTCACGCAGACGTTCCTTGGCGAGTTCACGCAATCCGGGGTCAAGGTTCTCTGCGTTCTCACCCCACTGGGAATGGTCGTCGAAGGAATCAGATTCACCCTCACCACCACCATCAGGAGAACCCTCACCCAATCCCTTGCCGCTCTTTTCGTCTTGCTTTGGCAGATTGTTATAATACCACTCAGACGATTCAAACAACGGCAAATCCTTGAAGGGACCAACACCGGGGATGCAAGCCATTGAGGGCAGTTCATCCTTGATATGACTATTGATTGCAAGGTCAGTTGCAATATTCCACTTCTTAGACATCTTACCATCAGGCATACGGTCAGTGACGTGACCGAAAACCAAATGATAAAACTCATGCTTGATAACACCTGCCCGCTGCTCACGGGTAAGCTTCTGGAAGAAGGCAGGGTTATACATCATTTCAAACTGTCCCTCCTTGGTGATACGCACACCAGCGGTAGGGATTGCGGTGCTGGAACGTTTCTCAACATGGCGGGAAATCTCTGCAAAGAACGGCTCGTTCTGCAAGAGATTGTAGATATAACGGTCAAGGTCGAACTGCTCAGTCTCGTTAGCCATTGTGCTTCTCCATCAGCGAGTTATGGATACATAGTACCCCATCCTGAGATTTATGCAACCTCCTTGTTTTCCGTGTCACCCAAGAGTGACAGGGGGGATTCGCTGTGCCTGTGAAACTCTCGGCAAGATACAATACGCTTATTTCTAGAATCTTTTATATCTGGCACATTATCTAGATTGCGTTTGATAATCTCCATGTGATAGTGATACCATCCTCCCTGTTTCTCCACCTTCTCAATCATTACCAAATCACCTACCAACACCCAACCTTTAGCTGCTCCTGTCCATTGTCTATCACGGTGAACAAATAACTTGCCAATATTGCTTCTATACTCTTGTTCCAGTTTTGTCATATATTTGGGCGGCTAGGCAAAGACATACAACAAAAGCGGGGGAGTCATTCAACCTCCCCCGCAATGTCATGCATTACTTCTTGGCAGCGGGATTAAGAATGGTGATGATACGGTCGGAAAGCTTATCGTGAATCTTGACCGTGTTCTTGACATTCTCACCCGACAAGGCACGCCAGAACTTCATGCAAACCTCAGACGGCATAAGGTGAGCATACTTGCAAACAGCGTCAATCTTTGCATCGGTCAACTCCTCCTTAAACAGACCCGACGCAACAAGCTTGTCTGCCATAGCGGTGTGGTCATTGATGCCCCAATCCTTAACCTTCTCAAGCTTGCCAGCAAGAATGTCGTCAATAGTCACCTGACGCTCATACTTGTCAACAAAGTCACGGAAGGCAACCGAAGCCTCAAAGCCAACAAAGGCACACCCAATCTCATAGATAGGAGTGAGGTTATTCTTAACATCGGTACCAAGGAAGCCCGCATGGGTCAGACACTCATTAAGACGCATCCAAGAACGACGAGAGGGATAAACCTTGTTAGGCTCAAACTCTCCCTTGTGCTCAAGGTGCCCACGGTTCTGGTTAATGAAATCCCAAATCAGACCGTCAGCGTTAGTCTTTGCAAAATCAAGCCAATCATCAACGGAAGGCTCAAGGTCAAAGACAGTCCAACGGTCCAACTCGGCAGGGTCCATCTCGCCCACCTGATACTGTGCACCATGCACACCACCGTTCACAGCGGCAAAGATAAGCGTATCAGGATGCAGCGTGTGACCGTTAAGCTTGCGGGAATCGGTCAACTCGAAAATACCCTGACGAACCTCAAGCGTAGCACGGTCCACCTCGTCAAGAAACAGCGCCCGACCATTATCGCAACAATCCTTAAACCAATCAGGAGGATTGAACTTGGTGCTGTTACCGTCAATAGACGGCAGACCAATCAGGTCACCCTCGGTCATTTGGGATGCCCGACGCTCCACAACCTTCATGCCACGATTGGCAGCAAAGGCATACACAGTCTCGCTCTTACCGACACCGTGACGACCACGGATAAGGACAGGCTTCTTGACAGCGGCAACGTGGGGAACAACCTTAAGGAACGTCTTGAAATCAACAGCCATGTGCAACCTCGTTTGTGCTATACTGCGTGGGTGGTTAACTGCGATTGATGAACCTATTATGCCACAACCACCGGGAAGCGCAACCGGTTTTTTTCGGCGTCACTCTGCGGTGACAGTGGGTTAGAAGAACTCCTCTGCCCCGCTCAATCCATCCAACCAATCAGCGGGAACATGAGACAGGATATCATTACGGCGGGACAATACTTGACATCTGCCCCAGCTTTCATAATCCTTGCTATTGATTGGCGGACTACCCAACCACATATCATTATTCCAGTTATTCTCTTGTTCGCCCAACCGTTTAGCTTGGATAGGACGATTGGAACGACGACGATATTGAATGTCTTTCCATTCAATGTGTGTCACCATGCCAATATATTCTGGGCTAATGTCACCCAAATCCTTTTCACCACGTGCCCCCATGGGGGTGACAAGAGAACCAATGGACAGACCATGCTGAACCATAGCATCAAGATAAGCCTTCCGATACTTCTTATTCTCGGCAGCGTATTCTGCTATGTCTTTGGTTCGCTTCTCACACTTGCGTTTGGTGTGACCCTTCTCGGAACAGTAGGAGCACTTGCGGGCCCTATCTCCATCCTTATACATAGCCTTCATTTCTGGAGACATTGTAGGGCAGGACCGCATATTATGCCCATAACTATAACACCGTCGGCACATCACTGTACGCTTGCCGTCTTTCCATGCCATTGTTTTTCTCTCCGTGGTTCGCCGTTGAAGATGTACCCATAATACACCCCCCTCCCCATATTGGCAAGCAGAGGTTTTCGGGGTGTCACCTGCGGGTGACATCACTTTTCCCTTGACAGGGGGCCTAGGTCTGATATACTCCCGACCTTTTACCCATAATGGCGGCTAGCACGGACTCCCACACCGCGATATTAGTATAACACAGGTACCCCTATCCCCGCAACCCCTTTTTTCCATACTGTCACCCCCATGTGACACGCCAGCCGCCGGGCTTCCCCCATCATATCACAAGGGATGGGGAAGTCAAGCGCAATCTAATTGCAGACATAATCACCTAATAATATACAGGGAATATAGGGAGCTATACAGCAACGATTAGGCATGGTACCATGTGTTATGTCAATTGTTAAGCGAGGCAAGAATATACAATATGTGATTGCGTAACCCCTTGAAATGATTAGATATTTTTTCGTGCGTGGGGGTTAAATACTCTCACCTTTTCCAATCCCTAACACACCGTATTAGTTTTTCTACTTTTGCCATTGTTAGTTATTAGCGCCACCCATGTATAGAATCTTTACGCTACAAGTAGGGCAACATATGGTCACGACAGAATCTTGGCGTCAACTATATGGCATGACAAGCTTTTGGCGTCATGCTTCTGACTTGTTAAGAAACTATACAATATAAAAAATATAACAGGATGGTTGATATAGTTACATCAATCAACAAGTATGGTCTATCTTTATCCGGCTTGCTGACCTTTCTTGGGTCCACCATCATTAAAGACCTCACCCTTTAATTCTTCTGGGTTTAATATAATTAGGTCTTTTAATGGCACAATGCTTTCCTCATCTTCAAAGATATTATGATGCCCGTTACTCTGAGCATATTCCCAACGGATATCATAACCTATTAATAGGGGACTTTGCATCACAGCATGTTGTTCACTATACTTCCTATCGCTTAGGATATAACCAATCATATGGGTACTTATATTTATTAGTTCCCCGGTGGATTTACGTTTGGCTACAGCTTCACTATCATTAGCTATAAAGTTGTCCACTACTTCTTGCGGGTCCATATAGGAATATGTAGTGAAATATCCTTTCATCCTTTCACGCTTTAATCTCCCGCTTATCATATAGACCATCTCCCCCTGCTGGAGTAGTAGATGGGTAGAGGGGGGGTGGTGGGGTAGTGGGTAGGTAGTACTCATTAACTGTTCTTTATATCCTGTATGTTTTTTAGATATGTATCCATTTCATAATCATTGTAAAGAAACTCGTTACCATTATCCCATATAACACGGTAATGCTTAATAATCTTTTTGCTACCCTCTTTTATCTCCACCACATGACCAAATAATAAACCTGTGCGTTTGCTACCATCAACTATTTTGCTGCCATTATTTAACGCATGAAGCCCTGTTATTTTAACTGCAACAAGACTTCCGACATGGGCTTTCATAGTTTCTTCAACTCCTCAACTATACCTAGATAGTAATCTATTTCTCGCGTGTTGTAAACGTATTCATCGCTATCATTGTTGTGCCAAATAACCCTATAACCATAACCATGTGGGTAGCTATCGTTCTGGACTATCTCCACCACATGACCAAACAAGGTGAATTCACTTTGTGGATTAGTTTTGTGGGCAACAAGGGCACCAACTTTTGTGATAGGATGTTTCATAGGGTTTTCTTAAACTTTAGGAAAGATTGTCTGGCATGCATCAATTCTGTTTGTGTATATCCTGAATATAGGAGGTCACGACCAATCCATTCCACAGACCAAGAGGAGGCATATTCTTCGACAATCATTCCAATCATATATTCTTTACCAACATGCTTTAGTATTAAATCACCTAGTTTTGGAATATAATCTTTCATATCCATTTCCTGTATTTCATGTATGTTCTGCGAAAGCTTTCGGTGATAAACGGCGAATAATTAAACTTGTATGGCGTTACATCATCATTGCCATACCATTCAACTATATATTGACCATCAAATGCACCAATAATCATACCAAGGTTATTGCCGTTTTGTAACACAAGGTCGCCAATATTTATGTTCATAGTTTCTTTTTTAGTTCCCGAAAACGTTTACGATACAGTAGCACATCTTCTAAACTTGTATAAGCTGAATCAACAACAGATGCGTCTTTGTAATACCAATCTATAACGTATGGAAAATCACCATCATCACATATGTCTACAATCATTCCAAGAATATAATCTTTTTTATAGTCATGGACAGCAAGCAATTCACCTATGTATGGAGGTTGATGCATTCACTGTCTCGCCATTTTACAAATTGTATTCTAAATGTATCTATGTCGCCAATGTTGTATTCATATGACGTTGTTTCGTCAAACCATTCTACCGTATAGTAATCTGTCCGTCCACCCTTTTTATATTTTTTGTATATCATTCCCAACACAATTTGAGAATTTTCGTTTTCAACCGCTAGCAAATCACCAACCTGTGGTTCATAAACCATTATTTTTTCTCCATCTTAAATAATTCTGTCTATATTCCTTTACCCTATCTATAATATATCCTGCTTCATCGTTCTCGGTTATCCAAAGTATACGGTAAAGATTGCCAACAAAATCATCTGGATGTATATTTTCTAAATCCGAAGGATAGATATATATGCCCTTAATTATTCCAAGAGTAGATTTGCCATGAAGAGACTCATATAACACTAAGTCGCCAATACGTGGAATATAGTTCATATTTACATTGACAATGGATGCCTGCCATGTTTTTTATAATACAAGAAGTCTTGCCGCATCAAACGTACCGTTGAAACATCATAGCGATAAGCATAACGCATCCGGCCATACCATTCAACTAGGAACTTGCTACCAATCTGTTCTATAATCATGCCATAATTTTCCATGTCCATGACCATATCGCCAACTTTTGGTCGTGTTAGGATATCTTCTTCGTCCATTTATTGTACTCGTCCATGTAAAACATTATTTGTGCTAACGTATAATTAACCAATTTTGTTCCCCTATATTCACCATACCATTCAACACGATATGGAACATGCGGAATATCTTCATCATATCCAACAATCATGCCAATAGAAAAGCGGTCGTCTTCTCTATAACCAACCATGTGGCCTATGTAATGTTCACCGTATTTCATAAGTTGTCACGTAATTCTAAATATTTTTCACGCATCGGTTTTAATTCATATGGTAAATACCAAGGCGTTTTAACATAACAACCATACCAATCAACTTTCCAATATAAATCATCTCTTCTATATACAAGCATGCCTAAGCATGTTTTATATCCTTCTGGTGTCCAAGCATCTGTGGCAACTAAATCACCAAGTTTAAATTCCATTTTCCTTACGCAACTTTAAATAATTATTACGAAATAGTTTTATATCATCTGGTGTATACCAAGAAAATTCCACTTCTATTCCATACCAATCTACCTTCCAACTGCTTGTGTTTCTGGCAACAATCATGCCCAAGCACGTTTTATCGCCATGCAATGTCCATTGCGGAGTTGCTACCAAGTCACCAATCTTAAAGTTCATATTGTTTTACGAAAATTTATATAAGTTCTACGCATATGTTCAATGCTTTGTCGCATGTATACTGGACGGTTCACTTGTAATCCATACCATTCTACACGATAAGGAGTATCGCTATTTGATATAATTTCAACAATCATTCCTAAATTTATTTTACTTGTTTTATGATAAGAGTTTATTGTTTCCACCGCTATCAAATCACCAATCTTAAATTCCATTAGAATATCCTGATAGCTTTAGCAAATTCCTGAGTGTCACAAAGTGTTCGCGTAGGGCACCAACACGTTCCTCTGGAATAAGCTCTAAGCGATTTGCCGCCCATTCAACTTGATATGTTTTATCTTTAACATCATAATTGGTTATCATGCCGATTTTATAACCAAACGCCACAAGGTCACCGATTGCGTATTTCATTCTTCTTCACCCCGTAATTTATTATACAAATCCTTTTTAAACGTTGCTACCCAATGAAATGCTTCGGGACTATATTTCTTAAGTTCAAACCAATAGATAGTTGCACCGTGTTGGTATACACTTGTAATTATTCCATATCCTGCATGGCGGGAATGCACCAATTCTCCAACACGATAAAGTTCGCTTTCGTTCATAGCTTGTTTTCATCCTTATAATTTTCGTATGTCCTGATAAAATTGGTTATTGAAAATGTAGGATAACTGGCGATTTCTATGTTGCCGCCCAACCATTCAACCGTATGCCAACCATTATCTATATCTGTATAGATAACCATTCCTAACCTGTAAGCATAATTCATTACCAAGTGTCCAAGGAACTGATTCATAGATACATGATACCATAGTCTTTCTAGATGCCAAGGTCTTTACGCAATTGCTTATATTCACGGGTGTATATCTTTATTTCGTGTGATGTTAGGGTTTCCATCCATCCAATTTCGCCGTTCGCACCAAACCATTCAACACGATACCAATCATGGAGGTTGGAATCGTAGTCATATTCTACTATCATACCTATTAATTTACTATCACGCATGGCGATGAGTGAGCCGGGAGGAAAAATTTTTTTAGGCGCTTCGCGTTTTTTCATTCTACCCGTGCCCCGCGTTTTTCTAAAAACATATAACCAGTAAAGTTATCTCTATATTCTTCTAGTTTAGAAATAGATAAATTAATTTTACCTTGTTTTGGATTATATGGATACCACTCAACATAACCACTATTATATTTTTTAATAGTTGGATGATAAACTAAACTGGTTATCATTCCAAGATTACCAAACTTATTCATTATTAAATCACCGACCTTTAACATGTTTTTGTAATATCTCTTTCCAGTGTTGAATTTCGTGCCAAGAATAAGGTTCCGTGTCATGATTACCATCGGTCCAATCGACAAAGTAAAATTGACGGTCGTAGCTTTTTATGATTCCAAAAACAAACCGAACATCTTCTTCTTGTGGAGTGCATAAAACTAAATCACCAATTTTATGTTTCTTTCTTGCCATATGCATCCTCTATCATATCGTTTAGTTCAAAAAGAGTTAAATACAAAGGAGACTTAATAATTATTTCTTTTCTACCGAAAAAATCTATTTGTGCAAATATCTGTACGCAGTTATAAACTTCAAATTGATATATAGGATTAGGATGTTGAACCCAATTTTTTACAGATTCTGGAACGCTTATATCATTTATTATATCTGTCTGAATACATAAAAGCAAGCCAGTATAATGGTGACTATATTTTTTTAACAGTGCTTCACGATTATCTTCTCGGAATTTATATAATTTACCTATCTCTGGTTTTATTTTTAGTTCCCGCATTTAGTAACCTCATATCATGATGAATTTGTGACTCGTAAAGTTTAAACTTAAATCCAGATATATCGGCATTAGCCTTTATACTTGTTTCTGTGCCTTTATAAATATCAACTGTATATATCATTTCATCTATATGTTCTCCCGGCTCAATAGAAACAACCATTCCGTAACCTTCATAAATCAAGTCATCGTGATTCCATAGCTGCTGCTTTTCTGTACAAAATTCTAACAAGTCTCCTACTTTGAATTTATCTTCCTGCATATTATCCTCATTATTTCTTCCGTAAAAGAAAAGGTTTTATCTTTTAATTCTAGTTCTGCAAAGTTTTTCATTTGTTGTTTTATAACTTTACCGCAATAAACGAAATAAATATTATCTTCTGTAATTTGTTCTATATAACCAATACCTATTAAGCGATATGTATAATTTGGATAATCAAAGTTTTCTGGGATGAATTCAACTAAGTCTCCTAATTTAAATTCACTCATGGCTTTTCTTTAAGGGTCTTATAAATCTTTTTTTCTAATCTTTCTGATGCTTCCCGATTTGTTCTATCAAGACAATCCATACAGATATTTGCAATCCAATAACCAAGATGTTCTTTCTTAGCCCTGTTATCTTCTACAAGCTTTATACCACAATCTTCACATATGTTTTTACTTTCGCTTTCTTTTTTATTAATAAAGGAATATATTTCTTCCATTGTATCTCTATCGGTTAATGGTTCACCATTTTCATCGTAATCACAATCGAAATAGATTCTGAGTAGGCCGAACTTTTCTTTAATTTGTTGAGCGTGGCAATATTTTGTTTTTGATTCAATAAATTGACAAACCTCTGCAATAATATCAAACCAACCATTACCACATTCAATATAAAAACTCTCACGAATAAAATTAGGAAATGCAACTTTTAAAATGTTAGTTTTGTTTTCAGTCATTGTATCTCCAATGCAAAACGCCCACCTGATTGTATCAGGTGGGCGGCAGATTTGCAACTATTCTATTTTAGTCTTGCTGCTTTTTATTTAGCGAGCGAGAGTTTGAAGCTCACGGTCAAGGAATGCCTTGAATGCACGTGCTTCAGCAAGGGACATTACGAAACGGCGGGACGGACCATCGCTGTCAGTTGGCTTCCAAAGTACTACGTTGGAATAATCACCGTGACGGGTATCACCACGACGAATTCCCATGCCGATACGTGAAAGCTTGCGCTCACGACGATATACGCCCTTTTCAGTTACATTATAAACTGGACGGGAGTTGCGGGTGGAAGAACGACGGGTTGAATTGGTACGGTTAGACATTTATTTCTCCTTGGTTATGGAGCCTTTCGGCTCAGTTGATGTATCTACTATACTTCTACTGCTTCTTCTTGTAAAGCACTTTATATTCTTTTTTAATTTACAATTTATCGGGTGAATCACTCCAATAAATCTTTACATCTGGTAATACTTCTTGCATCCATTGTTTCATTAGCTCTTCATCTTGGAAGTTAATAAGATTACCATTTACATCATATGCCTTCCATTGATTAATCTTGCGAAGGATATCTGCCTTATTAAACACAACACGATTAACACCGTTGATTCTGGCAGCTTTGCGTAATAGAGCTGTATTTATCCAATTGCATTGACGAGGACGACCAGTTGTGGCACCATATTCACCACCAAGTTCACGAATATGTTTAAATATAGGTTCATCAGGTTCAAACTTTTTACCACCAACATATGTCTCATATACTTTAGTTATTCCCCATACATTCCTAATTTTGCTTGGAGGAACGCCGTTAGCAACAGCAGCGCCAACTGTGCATGTGGAGCTAGTGCAATAAGGATAATCACCAAAGTCGATATCCAAACCAAATCCTTGAGCCCCTTCAAAAAGGATGCGACATCTTGTATTGTCACTATGAAGCTCTTCATATATGTCTATTAAATAGTTTTGTAATTCTGGAATCTGTTCTGCGCGAATTCCTTTCCTAGCGTACTTATCACGATATGCTGGACCGTTGCCTCGCTTCGTTGTACCTATCTTAGCATCTTGTCTATCTTCTTGCAAGTGCTCTTCTGTGATGATATGAACGTTCTTTGCAATATATACAAGACCGTCAGTGTTAATACCGGCATCTTGCAACTCCTTAAGTTCATCAAAGAATTGCTTAACATTCATTACACAACCGGGGCCAATAATAGACTTGACACCATGCACAACCCCTGTAGGAATTGAATGTGTTACAATCTTTTTACCCTCATGATAGATTGTATGGCCTGCATTATTCGACCCATTGTACCTAATACAATGTGTATATTCACCACTCTTACTAAGTAAGTGCGTTACTTTTCCCTTACCGGAATCACCATAAGCCAAGTCAACAATAACATCAGCGTAATCAATCATTTATCCCTCACTGGCTGAACAACATAACTGATAGTATCACAGAACATCTTGCTGTTAACAACTTTATATTAAGTCTCCAGCTTCTATCTTTATTTCATCATCCCTTTTACATAATTCTCTATACATTTCAACGTCCGTAGACCATTGGTAACCAAGCCACCACTCAAAGCCCGGATATTGGCTTTTATAAATGGAACAACTTTCATATCCAGAAGATAGGTAAATATATTTACAACGCTTGAAACGAGCAAAAAGAGAATTGTAATATACATTGACATGACCCAAAGAAAGTTTTGGTTCGCCATAATCCCACGCAAATTCTATGCCCAAGTAAGCATCTTCGATAACTTTATAAAACGCAAATGCAACGATTTCATTATTATATACATAGTAGATATGCCCGTGACTATTAGTGATAATATCATCAATTGACATATCATCACTATAGCCTTTGTGTTCGATATACTTGTCATAGATTCGTGCTAATCTTTCACGTTTGGCTGGGGTCATGTTTACGTCTGGAAAGTATTTAACCTTCTTTGCCAGACGTAATACTGTTTTTGTTGGCTTATAATGTTCTAAGTTTATTCGCGTGCTGCGTGTTTGAAACCATATATCATTTGTTGCTGGATACCAACCTTGTTCTAGATATTCTTTATATTCATTTGGCTCCAACATCACACCAAACGGAACATAGATAATGTTCTGATTCCGCATTTTGCCGAAACCATAGGTGTGGTCGCAAATAAACTTCATGCATATAATTAGTCTTCTAACGGTTCTTCTTCATCGTCGGGATAGGAATAATCATCTGCATATTCTTCTTCGTCTACGTATTCATCATCATAGTCTTCGTATTTACGCACATCTTTCTTAGCTGAAGCCCAATAGAATTCCTCTTCTTCCGCTTCAGCAATAAGGGACTCTACTTCTTCTTGGTGGTCTTCGTCTAGCAAATCTAAATCAACGAACTCTTCAAGTTTTTCACGGGCATCTTCTGGTGAGAACTTACCCTTTTCTAGACCCTTACAAATCATGCACATAGATAGTTAGCTCCTTAAGAAAGTACAACTAAGTAGTAGTATCTATACCAAAGAGAAAAAAGTTTGTTAAGCCTTTTTAATTTACATATTAGAAGTATCTATACTTCTATAATAAAGAGCCATTCCTGAAGCTTCTATTAAATCTTCTAATGCATATGTGGGCCAATTACCTTCTGTTATTTGTTCACAGACCTGTAGGGCTTCTTGTGATTTCTTTAATAACGCTTGCTCATTTACGTTAGGGTCGTTGTATTGATATACTCTATCTAACAAATCATCATTATGAACTTCGCAATCATCTTTTTTTGTTGCTGTTTTTGGATTATCAATATCATCTAATTTATCAAGAATCTCATCGCCGTCTTTTATTTTCTTAATCTTAGCCAAGCCTGATAACGCTAATAATCTAGCTGATTGTTTAGCCATAGGGCTAACATCACCTCTATCATTCATTATACCCTCTGGATAGAACTTAAATAAAACAGACATCATGTATCTGCCCATTCCAGAACCTTTTATACTTGGATTCTGCGCTAATATACTTCTTTCAGCAGCACCCATGCAGGGATTTTTTAACTTATCATTTGGAGTTACTGCTGCATAAGATAAAGTAATATTGTTATCTATTAATGCAGCGCTATCCATATCTGGATTATCTTTTGGTAATTGCGAAACAAAATCAATTAATCTTTTAGTATCGAAAAGAATGAATTTACGTTTATCTAAAGTTAATAGACCGACATTATTTACATCATATTTTACTTCTTCAAATTTACTTTCTGATAATTCTTCATCGCCGACCATGTGTATCTTATAATCTATTTTGTCTGCAAACTCTTCAGAATATTTCTCTGCCTTTTCCCTATCATCGTCCCACATAATTAACGATTTTACATTTGATAATTTGTTAAGAAGTTTATTAATGTTATCAATCTTATAGTCAGCGGTATCGCCACCGAATTCATTATAAAAAGTTTTAGCAAAGTTTAATCCACGTTGTTTAAAATAATTATCTATCTTTTCACCAAACACATTTCCTACACGACCCGTCATCATGACACAGTAAACAGATGGGTCATCACAAAGTTCCTGTGCTTTGATTACTATCTCATTATTCCAAGATTTATCTTTAGGATTTTCTGGAAGGGATTCGGGTTTGATATGCCAATTACCTTTATGACCCTTTGGAGCCTCTGGACTTTTATATAAAGTGTGGTCAAAATCAAAAACCGCTAGAGTCGTTACTAAAGATAAGTCACGCTTATGCTTGCTTTCTGTCAGTAATGGCTCTCCTAGACGATTAAGAAAAGCGTTATACCAATTTTTAGGAAGTACTGGAATAGATTTATTTCTCTGTTCCATTTCATCTGGTGTGGGTTTTCTAGCTTGTGTCTCTGGAGTTGAATCAGAAGAAAAATCAAATAACAATTCCTCTCCAGAGCCATATGGAACAAGGAATTTTTGTGGTAGAGATGTTAATTTTATTTCTGGAAATAATTGACGATATCTTTCAAAAGCAAAATCTAATACATCATATTCTTCAATTTTATCTTTAACTGGTTTTGGAAGCTTAGAAATGAATTCTTTTGGTAGGTACATACCCTCTATATGATACACTTCTTTTATTACCTTGCTTTCGTTTAAAAAGCTTCTCCAGTTTTTAAAGATATCTTGCACATTATTCCCCTTGCTGCGGGCCTCTAACTTTTTCGTATTGCATATAATGTGTAACAGAATCTAACATAGAGGCAGCAACAGCTATTTTTTCTTCGACCCAAGGTTCAAGATTTTGTCCATCTTGAATCATGTTGTGCAATTGCATGGCATATTCTGCCATTTTAAATAGATTTCCTTTTGCCATACGGCCTTCGTATCCATCTGGGTCTGCATTTTGCATGGGCATTTGTGCAGGGTTAGCTGGTTGGATTGGAGGGGCAAAATTTGTTGCCTGACCATAACCCATATCATCCATACATTCTTTAATTAAATTACGTATATCTTCATTTGTAATCTTCATTTTATTATCCAATTATTTGTTGATAAGCAGCGATAACTTCTTGTGTCCAAACTGCATTTGCTACATCTATAACACGTTGTTCTTGGCCTGTTAAATCTTGACCGGGGCTTAAAGTCCAACGATGATAACTTTTAGCAATTTCTACTCCATCTCTTTCCACAATGTCTGCACGACGGACTTGAATGATGCCGTTTTCTAATACTTCAATTTTATCAATTGTACTACGTTCTGTTAAAGCCATTTCATAACTCCTTTTTAAGATGTTGCAACGTAAATAGCAATAAAGCTAAATTCTGCAGAATTGCTTAAGTCAGATATTTGTAAAGCTGTTCCGCCGCCTGCGCCAGCCTTATAAAAATCTATTATTGCTGTATTTTGTGTTATGCTACCATATGGTATTGTTGTAATCGAAGAATTAAAATTTGTGTATTGATGAAATGTGACACTATAATAATGCGGGCCTAATGGCCAGATTGAAGAAGCATACGGTAAATTTCCTATTGTTACTGAACCATTTGCAGAACCAGTCGAAGTAAGTTTGATATGACCTATTGCTACAACACTTTTACCTATTTTAGTATACAAACCCACATTTCCCAGTGTAGGTGTAGGGCCGGAATAAGCTATTCCAGTACTGCCGCCACTGCCAGTAAGATATGGCGTCCATGTTCCTTCTTCATAATCATCTAATGTATTTGGGTCGTTTGAAGCTGTTTGTACGGACGGGAATTTAATTTGTCCTGATTTTACATCTAGTACACCGTTGCTGTCTACTTGCAATCTTAAGTTACCAGCTCCATCGGCAACATAAATATTGTTGTCTGTATTGTTAGTACCGCCTGCACTACCAATAATAACGTTTCCAGAACCAGTTAGTATTGATGAACCAGCTAAATTACCGACAACTACGTTATTACTACCAGTTAATAAACTGCTTAATGCACTATAACCTATTGATGTATTAGCTGAACCGGTCCTTAAAGAGCTTAAAGCTGTTGTACCAATAGCAGAGTTGAAAGAACCACTTCCCAAATTAGTTGTAGAACTATAACCTATCGATAAATTTTGTGAACCAGTTCTCATAATGCCTAGAGAATTAAAGCCTATTGCAGTATTAAAACTTGCTGTCACTGTAGAAAAACCCGCTAATACTGGCGACATAGCTTGTGCGCCAATAGCTATATTGTTTTCTCCATTAATGATACCATTTAGAGCGTTAACACCAATAGCAACGTTTTGAGCACCAGTTACCATTGCTTGTGCTGCGCCTACACCAGCAGCAAAATTACTAGCTCCTGTTCCATTATGAGAGTTTAAGGCATAATATCCAATAGCTATATTTTGATTTGTTTTAAGACGATAACCGGCAAAATTTCCCAAAGCAACATTGTAAGAACCGTTATTTAAAAATCCTGCGAAATGACCAATTAAAATATTATCTGTTTGAGTTGTAATATCATTTCCTGCTTGTACGCCAATACCTATATTATTAGTCGAAGTAGTGCTTTTATATAAAGAATAATTACCAATTGCTAGATTACTGCTTCCGCCATTAGCGCTATATAGGGATTGATAACCGATACCTAAATTATTAATACCACCGATAGGATTGCTTCTTAATACGTCGGAACCGATTGCTATATTAGTAGAAACAGAATTGCTACCATTACCAATAGTTACGTTGTTATCAACCAATATCTTACCACTTGAAGTCATTTGTGTGGTGTTTAAGGTTGTGTAAGATAAAGTAGAACCGCTTATTGTACTACCAGTTACAGTTGTAAATAATGCCGTTGAGCCAGTCGTAGTGGAGCCAGATAAAATAGTGAAACTGCCAGTTGCGCTTGACAAAGAAGTTAAACCTGCTACGCTGGAAGTTAAAGCTAAAGTTCTGATACTTCCGACGTTTGAAGCAGTCAAGTTTGAGCCAGCATTAATAACACTAATTGTGTTTAGTGTACCTATCAATGCACCACTAATAGCAGAACCGCTAACGGTTGTAAATTGTGCTGTTGTTCCTGAAACATTTGAACCAGTTAATACTGGGAATAAGCCTAACGCACCTGATAAACCAACGCTGGCTGTTAAACTACCAGTTAAACCATAGGAACCAGTTAGTTGTTTTTTGTTTGTCCATTGAGTGTTAACTGTATTTTCATACACCAATAAATCGCCGGGACTTAATGAACCAGTATAAACATCGTGTAATTCGCCAAGTTCATAACCATTTTGTACACGAACGAAAACGCTACCAACTGTTGCATGCGCTCTAACCACTTGTCCTAATCTTACCTCATGATTTGGATATAGTGGAACAACGTTAGTATAGTTTCCGCTGGAGGATAAATACAGTGTTTGACCGGGAGTATAACCGGCTGTATTAATATCTGTTAAATATCCGTTGATAATTATATAAGCAAAATCGTTTGTCACGCCGCTGTTCATCAAAAGGCCAAGCGTATCAGCAGAATTTGTGTCATTTTCCCAGCTAGCGGTAACGAATGTAGCATTAGCACCAGTGCCGCCGTTAATTCTTACAACAGTACCTTTCGTAAATGTAGCCATGTCGGTACATTTAGCTCTTAATACAAGTTGTTGTCCTTGCAACAATTTAACTCCAGTAACATCAGTCCAAGTGTTAACTTCATTATATAAATTGTCTACAAATATTCTTCCTACTTGTTGTGCTGGAGGTGTTGCACTTGGCTGTGGAACAAAATCAATATAATCTATATTTAATTCACTTCCCGTCATTGCGGAAGCGGTTAAAGCAGAAGAAGAAAGTGAAGCGGTAACAAAAAGGTTACCGCTCACAGTTTGTGTTTCTGTAAATATATTAGCACTTGCTAATTTAGCAAATGCCGTATTGTCATACCCATCCAGTAAATTAGAATCTTGTCCGTAAGAAGCAGTACCATACAAACTGCCAGTAAAGCCCTGTGAGGCACTTACAGAGCCGGATATTCTAGCACTACCACTTACTTGTAAACCTGTTTCTAATTTAAAATCTTGAATGGGCATGATAAACTCCTATAGAATTAAATACTAGGTTGTTAAATAATCTTTAATCCATTTAACAACAACGGTTTGTGCGGAGTTGTTTATAATTTTTACATCTACGTTTGCGCCGTTAAATGCTACATCAAAACCCATGATTGCGCTTGGACCGGTGTATGTAGAACCGTATGGAGTTCCAAATGCGTAAGTACCATCAGTAGCAACAATTAATTCGGCAACATGAGCATAGTTAGTTCCAGCTTGTTCTTTTGCTTTAATAGTATATTTAGCGCCGCCATATGTTGCCCAAGCGAATGTATCAATTGTACCAGTTTGTAAAGTATTAATTGATAAAGAGGCATTACTATTTTCAGTTCTAACTACTGGTGAAATTGTATTCACAAGTAAAGTAGAAGCGGATATTGCTGAAGCGGACACTGTGGTAAATAACGCTGTAGAACCTGTTACAGTAGAACCAGTAATAGTTGTGAACTCCGCTACGGTACCTGATACGAGGCTGTTATGATAAGAAGCGCCGGTTACGTATGTAGCAGAGCTTGATAAATAAATCGCTGTTGTGCCAGTTAAGAATACGTTTGTACCATAAACAGTTGTATTTGCGCCGTTGATTGTAGTAACGAGAGTACTTTGATTACCAACTACAACGCTGTTTGCAGCATTTAATGATGCGCTTGTTACTAAGGCGGAACCTACTGTTACTGTTGGAGCAACTACAGAGGCAGTTAATGCACCGCTAAGTGTTGTTATACTTGTATTTGTTATACTTACAGAACCAAAAGTAGAATTGACAAGAGCATTAGCACCAGCTACTCTTGTCAAAGCATTAACGCCTGCCAATTTAACAGCTGGGACTGCGCCTGTTACGTTAATACCTACATTTGATGTCCAAGCACTATTAGCGTTATCGTATCTTAATTGTACTTCCGCATTGGTTCCTAAATCTAAACCACCGCCATCTAATACTGACAATGTTGAACTGCCGGTACCGATATTAATATTTTTATCACCGATATTAACTGTGGTAGAATCAATATAAGTTGTAGTTCCGCGAACCGTTAAATTACCACCAACAGTTAAATCACCTGTTAAAGAGCCAGTGCGAGCTAGCAAATCTCCTGTCATGCTCAAACCACCAGTAATTTGTTGTGTTTCGGTAAATACGTTTGAAGCAGTTAAGAAAGCTACCGCACCTGTAATTTGCGATGGAGTGGTATATGAAGAACTTACTTGTGAAGGCTGTACAAAAGAAGCACTAATTTGCGAAGGTGTTGAATAAGATGCACTAACTTGTGAAGGTTGTACAAAAGAAGCACTAACTTGTGAAGGCGCAGAAAAAGAAGCGCTTACATCGGCTGGTTGGGCAAATGATGCTGAAACTTGCGATGGTGTTACATAAGAAGCGCTAACTTGTGAAGGCTGTACGAAAGAGGATGAAACATCTACACTCTTTGCATATCCTGCTAAACCAACGGTAGTTAATACTGCGCTACCATTTACAAACAAACTACCGTAATTACCTACTGAACCAGAGATATCACCGCTAGCTGTTAAATTTACTGCTGTTAATGTTTGTGAAACGCCAACAGAGCCAGTAATAGTAGTTGTGCCGCTAACCTCCAATCCTGTTGGTAAAACAAAGTTTGAAATTGCCATCTTATTATTTTCCTTGCGCTATGCGCTATGCTAAATATGTTTTAGTCATTGTTACTGTTACGGTATCACTAACTAAATTCCTTGCTAATATTTCTATGTTACCGCCATTTATTTGTGCATCAAAGATAGCTAAATAACTACCGCTGGTGCAGGTTAAGGCGTATGGTGTAATTAGTACTGAGGAGTTGTTGTGTGCCAATAAAAGGTCAGCGCTTTGTACGTGATATGTGCCAGTAGATGTTTCAACCATTGCAGTAAACCTAGCGGCGTTATGCGAAATAGAAAATTGGTTAACGACACCAGAGGTGGCAGTATTCACAGTAACTTTTGCATTGTAATCTTCTAAAGCACCAGTTAAATTAATTGTACCTGTAATTGTTTGGTCACCGATAAATGTATTGGAGCCAGTTGTCGCAAAATTACTTACATTTATATTTGGATATATGATGGACATTTAATTGCCTTTCCTTATTCTTCTGCAATGCCAACGCCGGGACCAATTGTTTCACCGGGAGCTGCTGCTATACCGCCTAATTTCTTTGCTGCTTTTCTATAATAACCACCAACCGTTTCACCTTTTTTATGTTTTGGATATGGTTTAGATAAAGATTTTTTAGATTTGTTAGGAGTGCCGGGACCAAATTTCTGTATACGCATTTGTTCACGTACTTTCTTCATTTTCTTTAATAATTGTTCAACAGTACCAGACAATTCTTCAGACATTTCCAATTCTTTTTCAAATAAAGCATTAATGGACTTGTTCATATTAGTAGATTTTTCTTGTTCTAATAACGCCCATTTATAATCAATATTATTAGGCCATTGACGCTCAGCTTTTAATGCTCTACGTTTGGCACGCTTCTTCCAATAAGTACTTAACTTTCTGCTTTTTCTTTCACCAAGACCGGCTTTTTCGGCCTTTTTATAATAATCTGGGTCTTTGCTTAAATGGTCTTTAGCTATTTCTTTAGCAATATCTTTATCAGGAGTGTGCTCTCCTTCTTCATCGGAAGCACCTTTAGCTAATTCCTCTGGGTCAAAACTACTATCTGGTTTATTGTCACCTTGCCCACCAACTAGTTTTTCACGTTCTTTTAAAACTTTTATCTTTATCATTTTATTTGCTTTCCAAAAGAGATAATCTTAAAAGAATATCTTGAATTTGTTTATCTTTTTCTTCTAGTTTCTTCTTTAAATAGTCATTTTCTGCGGAAAGTTCTTGAATAGCTTTAACCATTGGAGAAATAAATTCTTCATACCTTAAACCACGTAAATCACTTTCCGTGTCATGAGTATACCCAGCAAAATCTTTATCTCCCAAAACACTTTTAATTTGTTGGGCAATAAAGCCATAATGAGGTCGCACGCCGGGAATATCTTCTAGAACATCATTACCAAATTCATCTTTGATTATCTTTTTATCTCTTGATTTTAGTTTATAAGATACCGGTTCGATGCTTTTTATAAAATCTAGACCTAAGTTAGATGGTTTTATTTCATATTTAACTCTTTCATCAGATGAAACATTTAAGCCTGTGACAGAATGTAATTCTTTCCATGCCTGCCCAGCTGTTCCACAACGGCTGGTATTACTTAAATTTGGTATAAAATCAATGTTATTATTAACTACTACGCTAGTTGCAATATTTAACTTAGTAGTATTATTTGTCTTAAATGTTATATTACCAGCATAATCCATCATTATAGAAGCTTTATTGCCATCTCTTGTTACACCGATGCCAATTCTAGGACTACTTGCATTATTCCAAGATGTTTCTATACCAGCAGTTGGTAAAGTGCCATTATTTTGGTCGCCAGCAGATACACCAAAATATATTGCACCACCATTATCTGTACCGCCAACGATAGCGCCTCTGTTATGAGTGAAATGTGTTAAATGAGCGCCATATATATCATCGCCTTTAATAAAAACGCTACCAGCGTTTAAAGTTAAATCACCTCTTGAATCTCCAACGTTCATATCATAGGTGATAAATTTTTGAACGTCTGTCTCGGTTCTACCTTGAAGAAAACCATTTAAATAATAAGCATTTCGCTCTAAAGCTAACGAAAATTCTGGAATGTCAGTTCCAGCATTAGCTGCAAGGGACGCAGATGATAATGCTATTGTGTATCTTCCGTTAGAGCCTATATAATTCCACCCTTGGCTTCCGGCAACAGCAAAAAAACCACCAAATCCAGTGTTCGCAGAACCCGCATTGGCTACCAAGCCAATACTACCAACTTTATTTTCTGTTCCAACAATTCTTGTATTAAAAGAGGTATTACCATTACCGCTAAAATCAAAAGAGCCTATTGCAGAATTAACTTGTGCGGATGTTCTAAATGTACCAGAGGCTGCTGCTGCTGTTGGAAATCTGCTATCGGCATCAGTTTTAGAATAAACATTAGCTGTATTTGCTTTTAAACCTAGTGCCGTATCAGTTTCTGTTTTAGTATACACAGCAGAAGAATTGGCCTTTAAACCCAAGGCAGAATCAACGTCGCTTTTAGTGTATACTGCCGAAGTATTTGCTTTTAATCCTAAAGCACTATCAGTTTGTGTTCTTGTATAATGTAAGCCAAATCTTGTATTTAAGCTTGAATTACCAGCTGCGCTAAAATCAAAAGAACCAATTGCCGTTGCTACAGAAGCTGGAGTTGAAAATTTTCCATCGGCATCGGTTTTAGAATAAACATCAACACTTTTTGCTTTTTCAGTTACGGACGGATGCAAAGTTATGGCGTCACTAACCTGTGCAGCGGTTCTAAAAGTGCCAGAAGCAGCGGCTGCTGTTGGATATCTACCGTCAGCAGCTGTTTTAGTGTAATGCAGACCAAATCTAGTGTTTATGCTGTTATTTCCACCGGCACTAAAATCAAATCCTCCAATATCACTAATAACCTGTGCTGATGTTCTAAATGTGCCTGAAGCTGCAACAGCCGTTGGATATCTACCGTCAGCATCTGTTTTAGAATAAACATCATCTGAATTAGCTTTTAAATTTACCGCTGCTACTGTCGCTTTGCCGTCTAATATACCCTTTAAGCCAGTAGCATCAGTTAAATCACCTGTTTTAATTTTTGTTAAATCAGTATTTGTCGTAGTCTTGAAGCCCTTCAAATCAGTTAAATCAGTATTGGCACTGGTTTTAAAAGTTTTTAAATCAATCAAATCGGGCGTGGCTGTGGATTTAAAGTCTTTCAAATCCGATAAATCAGGAAGGGCAGAAGATTTGAAATCCTTCAAGTCTGATAAATCAGGAAGAGTATTAGTCTTAAAGCCCTTCAAATCCGATAAATCTAAATCAGCGTTTGTTTTGAAGCCTTTTAAATCTGATAAATCTAAACCAGCGTTTGTCTTAAACCCCTTTAAATCAGAAAAATCTAAATCATAATTTCCAAATTTAGTTGGTAAATTTAATGAATCGAGAGAGTCTTTTAAATTTTTTAATGTTCCGCTAACATTACTTAATGTTTCTTCGGCTGGAGTATCTTTTTTATTTAAAAGAGCCTCTAATCTTTTTATTTTAGCTCTTAAGAAATTAATATCGTTTTTGGGATTGCTCATAGTTTATTTAACCTTTATGGCAATTTGATACGATATTACCAAGCTCTACAACTCCAGTACCGGGCCTTTGTTCTTGGGCCGGGACTGTCACAATTATGACGAGCACGAAAACTCTTGCGGCGCTTTGGATTGCTTTTCTTAATACGCATTTTCTTATCACCAAAGTTTACTTTTTTAACATTTCCTGTTTTTGGGTCACGGACAAATACTTTAAATTTTTTTACATCGCCACGCATTGGTTTACCAAGTGGCACTTTACGTCCTTGATAATCTGCTTCTTCTAATACATCTGGGCAACCACAGGTGACGGTTTCATAAAGACACGCTTCACAAACAGGAGTTCCATCTTCTAATACAGAAGTATCTTCGCCTAATTCATTTTCAAGAATTAAATGTTCTTGCAAGCTTTCTTTAATAATATTTTGTAATTCTTGTTTAGATATTAACATATTTAATCCTTTTTCTTTTTCTTCCAAGAAACTCTTGTGCTACTTTTTTTACTACTTGTGCCTTTTCTATTGCAAGCGCTTGGCGTTGGACGACATGCAGGGTATTTACCACGTTTTTCACCTTTTTGTCTTCCACAAGATTTACATGTTTTACGTCCTGTTTTTTTATCTGTGCGACATGTATTACAATCTACCCAGCCTTTGCTTTTTCCTTTACCACCTCGTCTTTGAAACCATCCATGTAAACCACTGCTCTTTTCTTTATCAAAAGTGCCTTCGAATAATAAATCATCAATTTCAAGATATTCTTCTTGAATACACTCTAAAATTAATTGTCTTAATATATCTTCTAAGTGCATTATTATTTCTTCTTTTTAGCGACCTTACCTTTACGGCATCTAACTATAAAACCAGAGGCATAAGCGCTTGGAAATACATCATATTTTTGTTTAGCCAAATGATAACAGCGGTCTTTCTTTTCATAAAGAAAAGATTCATCTATTTCTATATTTTCTTCTAAACCTGCTCCTGTAATATTGTGTAGACCGTGTTGAGCACGGTCTGGTTCACCAGCGGGACGAATCATCTCTTTAATTTTATATTTTATCTTCATAATACATAAGTAGTCAAAAAAACAAAGAGAAGCAGGCAAAAACACCAGCTTCTCTTCGGATTAATAATTATTTATTTTTTGTTAAGATATCGTAACAGCTACGCTTTTTTTTGCTGGTTTGCTCTTTGGGAGAGTAACCGTTAAAAGACCATTCTCCAATTTAGCGGCTATGGCAGAAATATCAACTGAATCGTCAATATACCAAGATTTATTAATATTTCTAACTGCTTTGGATTTTATCGAAGAAATTGCTTTAATTACTAGCATGCTGTCTTCAACATCAATTTTTAAATTTTCTTTTGATATTCCAACCATTGGCATTTCAATTGTCACCTGTTTATCATCGGATGATACATAGTATTCTTCTTTACTATATGAGAAATCAGATGAAACGTTAGGCATAGCATAAATATCAAAAACATTATTTAAAAACTTATCTAAAGCATGTACAGACATAATTGTTCTCCTTTGTAATTTTTAAGGCGGTTTCCCGCTCACAAATACAACATAAAACAACTATTTTTTCTGTCAAGATGGTTTAATTAGGTAATGTAGAAAAACCGTAATTTTTATTTAAATATTCTTTTGTTTCTTCAAAATTAATAACTAAACTTTGCAACATACTCAATTCATTTTTAGTTACTAATACGCCATCAACTTTATTTTTTCTAGCATATTCAACTAATTTTTGGTCTGGCTCTTTTAACTTCTTATCTAAGAAATCTCTTAATACTTTAGCATTAAGATAGCCGTCCATATAGTCCGCTACGGGACTTGAACTCCAATTTTCAATATCATATTTTTCTACCATCGTTTTAACTGAAGTGGCAAACATACGCATGCATCTATCGGAATCTACCATCAAATTTAAAACTTTTTCTAATTTTACGCTATAATATTGCGATTGGGTTGGTTTACTAGACATTAATTTATTTCCTTAATTTTACCACTTATCTCCTTCTCCCCAGAAATTATCGTTTTTTCTTTCATCGGTTGAAAATTCTAGGATTGCCATTTCGTAGCCAAAGCGGTTTGTGAATTTTATATCTTCTCTAATTAGTTGCAATTGACCGTATTTAGATGTTGGAGGCTTTTTAGGAAACTTCTTTCTTGGTTCTACGGTATTAAGATAATTAATACAACGCTTGGCAATCTCCGTATTATTTAAACCTTCTGACCTATATTTTTCAAAGTCTGCCTTAACATAAGCCAAAACAACCCAACGTTCTGTATTAAAACCGTCTATGTAATATATAGAGCTACTATACCTGCCATATTTTCTTTCTGGCTTAGGGTCATTAAAAATTTCATATTGCGCTAAGCCAACTAACTCACAAGGTACCATGGATGAGGGGTCAACTTCAACAGGCTTAACTTCTTCCTTTTTAACAACAGCGGGGGTAACTACATTAAATACAACACCTTCTGAAACCGGTTGTGGGTTTTTTGGTGGACGACCTAGACGCTTGCCATTAGCAGAAAATCGTGGAGCCATATTTATTTATACCTTTCAAGTGTTAGATGGAATATACTCTAGTAAAAACTGTTCGTGACTTATAATACGAACATTTGGATAAACCTTTTTCATATCATTTTGAAACTCTTCGCCAAGGTAATAACTTTTCCATTTCCAAGCTTTATCGGGACCAGCTAGGACGATAGTTGCTGTATCATACTTATGGTCGTTTACGGCATGTTGCAACTTCATAACTTCAAAAGGAATTTTTTCTTCAGCTGTACCTTGAACATGCTGATACTTTAAGCTAATTAAATGTTTTTTATTTAAAAGAATGTCAACATAATGCTTACCGCCATTTCGCTTCGTACCAATATTTACTTGAGATTCACAAATATATTTATTACTCTCAATAAGTAAATTTTCAATTTCCTTTTCATATGAATTACCAGTAGTTGTATTTCTGGAGGCGGTTGTAGACATTATTTAACCTTTCAGAGTCTTCTTAGAAGGCTTACCAATTAAATCCTCTTCATTAAAGAGAATCATTATTTGCTCTAAATCGCCAACCACTACGATATCTTGTCCTACATTCCCGCGAGATAAAGCAATGCGAGTAAATTTTTGGTTACTTGTTATGGCAGATGGTAGCCTTCCTTCTTTAAGATAATTTTGCATTACTGCATCTTCACGCATACAAGTGATATATCTTCTATTAATAACTACATCGCGTATATAATATAGTTTTTGCCCCTCTGCCTTACTGTGATGTACTACCTCCTCATAGACTTCCATAAGCTTTAAAAGCATTATTTTCCACCCTTTCTAATAAGAACCATATCTTCTTTTCTCAACAGATATTCTTCAAGCCCAATAGAAACTTTATAATATTCTGAAAAATCTCTATTTAATATCAAACCCACTGATGGTTTTTCTAGTGCTTTTACTGGTCTTGCGGTTTTTTCCTTGATAACATTAATTGGAGTATATAATACAACACCGCTTGGTATATGCACTAAATCTCCAATAGCAAACGGATTATCCATTTGACTGATTACCATCTTTATTCTCCTGTTCTTGTGGAGCTAATTCTTTCATTCTTTTCTCAGTTTGATACTTTGTATATCCCAGCAATACACTATAGCAGTCTTCATAGTTCAAGTCAATAAGAGATAGACGCTTTCTAATTTCGTCAATCTTTTGTATCTTCATTAGCTGGTCTTCGCTATTAATTAGTTCACTTGTTTCGTGCATTATTTCGCTTAATTCAATATTAATATCATCTAATATTCTTGTTACTTCTCTTGGAATTCTGTCAATCGGCACAGTTATAACCATTTTTGCATTCATGTTTTCTCCAAAGAAAAAAGGGAACGGCATCAATCCGTTCCCTCACTATACCATAGGTATGATACAGTTAAACTACTTTCCTAATAATTTCATCAACAGGTCACCTAATGTAGTAATTGTTGCTCCACCAAGTAACCATAATATTTTATTTACTGATGCTTGGCTTTGTTTCAAAATAGCGACATCCTGCACAAGATTACGTGGAACCATTTGTTCTAATATAGTTAAACGTCTGTCTTGTTCTGATAAAGAAGTATGTAAATCTTCTACACTATCCTCTAAACGTTCAATATTACTGTTTACTTGTTCTAGTTTAGTGACAAGCCTTTCGGTATTCAATTTTATTTCGTGAATACTCTCTGTCAATTCTCTGACAGCGTATTCAAGGTTTGACTGCTCCATGAAAAAACTCCCGCTTTGCCAGAAAATGGCAGGCTATATATAATTAGTTTTAAGTTTCAATAATAGCATGTGAAGTGGTGAGTAAAGTAGACGCAGCACTTACCGCATTTTGTAGAGCGCAACGGGTAACTTTTGCTGGGTCTATAATGCCCGCTACATCTAATCCTACAAATTCTCCTGTAGCAAAATTAACACCAGACCAGAAACTGCTAGTATTTTCAACTACTTTTTCAGTCATAACGTCTGGTTTCAAGCCGCAGTTTTCAGCTAATTTACGCATAGGTTCCTCACAGGCTTTCATGATAATCTCAACACCAAAGCGCTCATCTTCATTTTCAACGCTTATTTCTTTATCAAGATTACGGGATAACTTTAATAAAGCTGTTCCACCACCCGGCAATATACCTTCCATTTGAGCGCTCTTAACGGCCTCTAGAGCGTCTTCAATGCGGTGCTTCCGTTCTACCATGTCTACCTCTGTTAAGCCTCCTACGCGAATTATAGCGATTCCAGAGGCTAATCTGGTGATACGTTCCTGAATACGCTGGCATTCATGCATATCACTAGTGGCCGCTATCTCAGTTTTTAATGATTCAATGCGCTTATCTACTTCATCATAATTACCACCGCCGCCAACAATTGTAGTCCAAGTCTTAAGACTTTCTACAGTTTTAGCAGCACCTAAATGTTGACGCTTTACTTCATTTACAAGCATGCCGCTTTCACGGGAAACAAAGGTAGCGCCAACTGATAATGCTAAATCTTTAAGAATGTTTCTACGTTCTTCACCATATCGTGGAGCTTTAATTGCGGCTACACGCATAGAACCACGAACTGTATTTAAAATTAATGCAGCCAATAATTGTCCTTCAACGTTGTCAGCTACGATGATAAATGGTTTGTTTTCTCTTGCCGCAACCTCTAATATTGGCAACATTTCATCAACAGAAGATAAACTGTGGTCTGTAACCATTACCAATGCATTTTCATAACGCACTGCACCACGTCTTTCATCAGTAATAAATTGTGGAGATACAAATCCGCTATCAAATTGGAAGCCTTCTACAATATCTAATACTGTATCTAATGCCTTGCCTTCTTCAATTGTTACTGCTCCATCTTTACCTACTTTATCAACCGCTGTGGCAATAAGTTTACCAATCTTATTATCACCATTGGCTGATATGGTTGCGATATTTTCTACATCTTCTAGACTTGTAACTGGCTTGCTGACTTCTTTAATCTTGCTAACAATCTTTGCTGCTGCACTTTCCATGCCACGCTTTAAATCAGTCGGAGAAGCACCAGCGATAATATATTTCTGCGCTTGATTAACAATCGCTCTTGCTAATACGGTTGCAGTTGTTGTACCGTCGCCTGCTTCTGTTGCTGTAACCATAGCAGCCTGTTTCAAAACTTGGGCACCGATATTTTCAAATTCATTATCAAGAGATAAAAATTTAGCGATTGATGCACCATCTTTTGTTATGACTGGATTTTTATTTTTGCTCTGTAAAAGCACCGTTCTTCCTTTTGGTCCTAAAGTAGAGCCAACCGCATCTGCTAATTTATTAACTCCAGTTATAATTGATTTTGTTAATTCTGATTCAGATTGGATTTTCATTTTTAATTCTCTTTCCAAGTTTTGTTATTTAATACTCGTCTTATTGTACTACAATGCACGCCAGTTATTTCAGAATATTTTTTTATTATTTCTATAGATTTATTATTTTTATATTCTTCTCTCATTTGTTTAACTAATTCTAAATTTAATTTAGCGTTTATGTTTTCTGCTCCAATTTTATGTATATTTTTAATTACTTTTAATCTATGCTCGGGAGATAATTTTTTTCCTATTTTTCCTTTACGTAATTTTTCTTTTGTTTCCTCTGAATGATGCTTGCCAAAGAAATTGTTTTTTTCTCCCTTTTTTCTTTCGGACATTAACATTATAGATTCTTCAGAGTGTTTTCTGCCTTTCATTGGAGCAGTTGTGTCGGCAGCAATATTATATCCATATTCTCTATCAAGAGTGTTATACACACTCATATAATATTGCTCTTTAGAAAGAAGTTGTTCTTCTAATATATTTTGTTCTATGAGATAAAATTTAAAATTACTTTCTCCGTATTTATCCCACGCACTTTGTAAATGTATATTTGGATGGTCTTTCCTTTTTAAATGCCAAATGTGTATATACCATCTATGGTCGCAATCAATACTGCTGCCAATATATTTTTTGTTATTTATAGTATTTTCTATGCAATATATTCCGTTAGTTTTCATATACTATAATTAGTATCTAATATTAGCAACGGTAATACCGTGATGATGAAAGAAACGTTTTCTTCACAAAACACCACGCCTTTCTTTATCATCGGGTCTTAATTTTTAAATTCTGCTTGTCATCGCTCAACATATCGCTATGGAACTTAACGCTGTGTATTGTTAGCGGCTCTAGGCCGGGAATGTCAATAACTATACGGCTATCTTCCTGTCTAACAATATCAGCTTTGTTCATACCTTTGGCTTTAATAGTTTCTAAATCTGGCTTACCACCATCTTTGGACTCTAACTTAACACCTTCACTGGTACTTGTTAAGACATAAAAATCATCGTATTCACTTCTTTCATCTTCAACGCCCATATGTGCTTCATTAACCATTGCAACCAATTCTTTTAATTTTATACGTCGCAAATTAGTTGTCAATACGTCACGAACTTTTGTATAGAGTTCGCTCATTGCTTCTTTGTATATATCTGGATGTTTTTCTTTTGCCGATACCATCCATGATGGTGCTTCATAATCTTCTGCGCCGGGACTATATTTTCTACTTCCCACTTTACTTGCAAATATCTGTCGGCCTACCATCCACCAAGGTTTACCACTTGGATTACGTACAAGATTATCATCCTTCTCGTCACCGTATCCAAGATTCTTATTATAAGTAAATCTCACACCACGTCCTTCTTCGGTAACCAGTTTAATGGATAGACCAACTTTTCTTCCATCACTTAATGTTAGCACCAAGTCTGCTTTATTGTTGGCGCTACCAACACTTTCTGCATTAACCACTTGCCCAATTTTCTTTTCTATTAATTGTTTGCCTTTTAAAGCTACATCTAATACGTCGGCATAATCGCCTTTTAATTTTGCCTTAACTTCTTCCTTGCTTGCTTCGGGAGATAAATCAAGGCGGTTCTTTAATTCATCAGTTATCTTTCTGGTTAGTAAAAACTGTACAATGTGTTCTAAAGCTAATCCTTCACGGGAACCAATATCATACTTATATACTACATAAACACGACCAGAGCCATCCTTATATTCTGCAATAGTGCATTCAATGCTTGGGTCATATTTAGCTACCACCTTATCTTCTAAATTAACACCACTACCTTTTATGGCAGAACGTACTTTTTTTCTAGTTTTTTCTATTTGGTCTTTATCTTCTACACGAACAACGATAGCCATATCACTTTTATTAGAATCGGTAACGGATAAACCTTCAATATCTGATAATGATTTTTTAATATCAGACATTAATTTCTCTTGGTTAGCCATTTCTTCTTCAAGAGACTTTTTAATTTGTTCAAGGAGATATTGTTTAAACATTTTTATAATTAATTTGTTTCTTTGAATTCATCTACTTGTACTGATATATTTACTCCCTTATCAAAACGTGTATCTAGACGAGTAACGTATAGCTTTTCACCCATCTTGGTAACGAATTCAAACAGGAAGCCAGCTTTATTTTTTGTATCTATAATTGTAACCGCTTCAGAAGACATAGAAAGAGTATTTCTTCCTTGAAATAACGAAGGTTCTGTTGGCTTACCATCTTTTGAAGCTTTAACTTTATAGAAGGACGGATTAAAGCCAGTAAGTGCTACTCCATAAGCAGTCAACGCTAAGAACGGATTATAGTATTGTTTCATAGTATCACTAATATTTTTTAACTTTTCAAAATTAATTAAAAAATTATTCATAAATTTATAGCATGCTTCTTTACTTGCTAAGAAAAATAATTTTTCAAATCTATCCAATTCTCTTTCCGCTCTACTAGAAGCTGTTTCTATTTTACCAATACCGTATTTTTTATCTCCTAAAGATTTAATAAATTGTTGTTTTTCGTTTTCGTAAGAAGATTGATAATAAGTTATCAATTCGTCAATTTGCTTTAGAATCTTATTATTTTTTTCTTCATCAATTTTAGTGATATCAGGAGTTTTTGTTGCCAAATTAATTAATTCATCTTCCTTGTTAACTAATTTTCCAGATTTCTTTAATGCATCTGCGCCTTTTTTAATATTTTGTAATTTAATTAATAATTTTGCTTGCTTTTCTGGCATTTCATATTTAGTAATTTCTTCGCCTTTAATATTTTTAGCTGTTATAAAACTTGTTGCCCTGCCGTGCTGAGCATCTTGTTCTTTTAAAGAAACTGCTTTAATCAAAGGCATGTCTTCGTCAAAAAGAGAATTAATGCCTACTTTCATTATTTTGCCTTTATTTACTACATTAACAACCGTTTTATCACTTGAAGACCTTGAAACAATTTGTTTAATGGCAGCAATATTTTCCTTTTTATACAAATAAACATCACCGGGGCACCATTTATCAGGTGGTTGTTGCGTTAAAGCGCTGCCAACATTTCTTATTTCATTAAAAAGGGTTCCTCTATCTATTATTTCACCATCGGAAATGTTTTTTATTGTTCTAGCGCAAGATAGAGCATTTAGATAAGTAGCTTTTTCTTCTTTAGAAATTGCTTGATTACTTAAATAATCAATTGATGCCTTTAGTTTATTAGACGCCAAATCGCCTACTAAGGAAGAATTAGCAGAAATTCCATATTCCAAATTAAGCTTAACATTTGCATTTTTGATTATTTTTTGTTCTATTTTATCTAAGATAGAATTATCTAAAGTATAAAAATAACAAACCAATCCTTCTTTGATATTGGTATCACCTTTAAGCGATACTTCTCCAGCACCTTTTTTACCGGTAAAAGTTTCTTTACTTATTTGATTAATAGAATATTTTTTTCCATCAGTAGCCGGTATGACAGGTATATATCTACCTAAAGGTTTAAATATTTTTTTAAGCTGCTCTTCATCACCATTAGTAGATTCTAGCACGTCAGCAAACTCAGGAGAAATAATAATTTCTGATTTTTCAGTTCCTATTTCTATTGTAAATGGTTCGCCTTTTTGTATTCTCTCTACCCAAGCGTTAAAATATTTTGGCTCTGCCATTTTTTCATAAGTAAAAACAGCTTCTTCCAAAACAGCCTCTTTGATGAGTTTATCAATTTGTTCAACACCAAATATATTTTCTTGATTAGCAAAAAAACTTTCTATTAATTTCTCTAATTTGTCTGACACTTTAGAATACCTCGTCTGCAATTCCATATTTAACTGCTTCTTCAGCTGATAAATAAATGTTAACGTGCTTCTCTAATAAATCTTTCATTGCTTTTGCAGTAAGATTTGTTTCACGTGTTAATGCTTTGCTGTATTTTTCTTGAACGAAACGTATTTCGTTCATTTCATTTTCAAGATTAAATAACGGGCCTTCGCTACCGCCCAAAACTGAATGAATCATAACACGTGCATTAGAGCCAATTTTACGCTTACCTTTTGTGCCTGCTGCTAATAGCAAAACACCAGCACTCATTATTTTACCAATACCTATTGTGTGAATTTCACAATTCTTTTTTGCATTGCGCATCATATCATAAATCGCAAACATATCGCTGGCACTTCCACCATGTGTATTAAGATAAAATTCAATAGGCGGGTGTGTATATTTATCCTTACGTTCATCCTTTGGAATCTCTCCTTGTTTGCTTAATACTAATAGATTTTGTACCACATCTGCACAAGTTTGTTCATTTACATCACCAAAAAGTCCAACAACTCTCATAGGCTCAGCAGAAGCTTGTTCTATCTGAAACATAGGTACATCAAGCAATTTTTCTAAATGTTCAATTTTAGGATTTTCTGGCATACCTGTTTTATTCTTCTTTTGTGTCTTTTGTTTTCTTGTTATCATTTTTGTTTTCTTTCTTGGATTTTTTGGTAATTATGCCATTAATCCATTTTAAATCCATCTCGCCGTTTAAATATTTTTCCAAATCTTTTACATAAAGCTTAATAACATTAGGATGTTTGCTATTTTCAAAAATCCAATTTAAAACTGATTTTGCAATAAATAGCCTTTCTGAGAGATAAATATTATCTTCTTTTTTTAGATATTTTTTCAATATCTCTTTTAATAATAGTTCTTTATCTTTATCATCCATCATAATTGCCATACTCATGTTGTTAAGCCTTAGCCTTTATCTTTATTAATTAGTCGCTCAACATATAGTATCGCAGAATTCCAATCATTATATTCTGTTTTATATGGTAATAATGCAATAAAATTCTTTACCCATGTATCTCCAAAACTATTAAACTTTTCATGTATTTTAGCAACTACTACTTTGCATTCTTCTGCCTTCTCTGGTTTTGTTTCTGCTGCTTCTGCATAAGATAATTCCAATATCTGAATAGCATGATATTTAAACTGTATAAGATACATTGCACCAAGCAAAAATTGTTTTTCAACAATTATAAAAGATTCTTTTATGGAAAATGCTTTTAAAATTTCAAATAAAAAACCACAAAAAAGAAACCCCATACAGAAATAAAAAAAATTCATATATATCCTTTAGATACACAAAACCCACTACATCCTATAATAACAAAAGGAAGAGTGGGTTTTAACAAGTATTTTATTCTTCTGTTTCTACAACTTCACTTAATATACCAGTAACAGTTTGTTCTGGCATGTTTTCCATGAATGCTTGAAAAGCTTCTAATGGAATCGTGCCTTCTTCTAGAACATTTAGAAAGTCAATTAGTGCTTCTTTAGAAACCGTGGTTTCATTAGCATCATAATCGGCTGCATAACCTTCTAATAGAGTTTCTACGGTATCTTTTTCATTAGAAACGGTTTCCATTTCTTCTGCAATGATGTCTTTTAATTGTTTTTTGGAAATTTGCATTGTTTTATCCTTAAACCTAAAACACCGGCACACCTTTTTACGGGATATGCCGGTGAGCTTTAGGAAATAATACTATGACTATCTATTATACTTTCTTCTTGTTACCACCTAATGTTGCAAGGTTTTTACCACCGTGTGTTACAGTGTGTTCTGCTTTGGCAGCTAGGTCTTCCATTTGGTGACCACCTTTACCTTCTTTGCCTTTAGCATATGCCATGTCAGCGTGGCCCTTCCATACGTCATGCTTATTGCCACCCTTGCTTAACAATGGACCACCACCCTTTGAATCAGTAGCTTCTTCTACAACTTCTTTCTTTTCTGCCTTCTTTTCTTTTGCCTTCATCTTCATCTTTTCTTTGGCAGACATTTTCTTTTTCTTTGCTTCGGCAACTAAGCGAGCAGTTACGCGAGCTAATACTGCTTCTACGAGAGAATCTTCAGAAAGTTTCTTGCTTTCATCTTGCTTTTCTTCTTCGTCTTCATCATCTTTTTTAGCTTCATCTAATTCTTCTTCGCCTTCTTCTTTTTTAGCTTCATCCATTTCTTCTTTTTCTTCTTCGCCAGCTTCTTCTTGGCCTGCCTCTTCTTCACCTGCTTCTTCTTCGCCACCCATATCTAAGTCGGGCATTTCTTCGCCAGCTTCACCTTCTTCACCAGAACCTTCTAATTCCACTTCAATGCCCATAGCATCTGCCAAGGCTTTAACAGCTGCTTCGAAAGCAGCTTGTTTTTCTGGCTCTGCTTCTTCGCCTACCTCTACTTCCATAGCATCTTCAGCTTCCATAGAAAGACCTTCTGCTTCGTTTTCCTGTCCCATCATTTCTTGTTGCATGCCTGTTTCTGGACGGCGAGTGTCTTGTGGAATTTGATTAACAGCAGCCATTTCTGTTACTACGGCCTTGGTTAAAGGCTCAAGATTGGCTAACTTCATAAAACGACGAATCTCAGATTCGTTTAATAATTGTTTTTTGCTCATGTATTATCTCCTAAAATAATTTGTTGAACACAAATTTAAAATAAATAGTCAACTTAACTTCAAAAAGTACATAAATCTATGACTTTTACTATAATTTGCTTAATCTTTTATTCATTTTTTCTAAAGCGCTTTCTTCTATCTGCTTTACACGTACAAAACTATAATTTAGTCTTTTGGCTACATCACGAAGTGTCATCTTATCGTTTTTTTCCACTGTAATTAGTGCACAATTTAAGTCTTCTTCGTATTTTATCCATTGCCTACATTCTTTGTTTGGGCATGAAACGTTCAATTTTTGGCAAGCCTGTACGCAACTTTTAAAATGACTCATAAATCTGGATTCTCGCTTTCTATTAGGTCAAATATATTCTGTATTTCTTGTTCATTTAGAGCAAAATCGTTTATTGTTTGCTTTTCTTCTTTTCTGTCTCTGGCTCTATTACGTTTTTTAGCTTTACTCAGTTTTTCAGCTAATACTTCATCCATAAAATTGCGTAAATGTTTGTTGTTAGTTAAATAACCCGCAATAATATGTTTAATAAACGTTGATTGACCCATACGGTCGTAATATAAAGCAATCTTAAAACGTGCATGTATGTCTTCATCGATATTAAAAACTAATTTTTTACCATTATTTTCCATTTTTAATTAAAATATGTGGAGAGCTTTCAATTTGAGCAGCATTAGATTGTTTAATAAATTTGGCTTTAGCACGTAGTTCAATCAAATTTTTAGCGCCACTATAGGAAAGACCGCTTCTAATGTTTCTTGTAATGTCGTCAAGTATATTAGGTAAATGTCCTTTATAAAGTACTTTAGAAGTTACGCCTTCAAAGCTGGAATAGCTTCCCTTCCAATCCATTTGGGCTTCCTTGCTAGCCATGCCACGATAAACTTTATATTGTTTACCGTTCTCTTCAAAAATATCTCCCGGTGACACATCGGTACCAGCTAACATAGAACCCAACATAACAAAGTCGGCTCCTACGGCAAGAGATTTAACAATATCGCCAGATGTTTTAATACCACCATCTGCAATCAATCTTGCCCTCTTGGATGTATTAGAACATTCTGAGACAGACCAGAAAGTTGGAACGCCGTGACCTGTCTGAATTCTTGTGCTGCAAATACTGCCACCTCCAACACCAACACGTATGCTATCTGCACCCCAATCTGACAAACGTTCAAAAGCTTCTTTGGTGGCCACATTTCCTGCCATTATGTGAATTTTGTAACCAAACTTTGCTCTTATAGCAGCAATAGCATTCTTCACCGATATATGGTCGCCGTGAGCTACATCTACACATAGGACATTAACACCAGCGTTTAATAGCTTTTCTGTTCTTTCAAGAAAATCTCCAGTAGACCCAATTGCTGCACCAACTGAACCGGCCATATTATCTTTACAATATTTAACCATGTCAGCCTGTTGGTCTGGAGTGTTATACCTATGAATAATCCCCAAACCGCCAAGAATACTTAATTCACATGCCATTGCTTCACCAGTGACAGTATCCATAGGACTTGAGATAATGGGAATTTGTAACTTGATTGTATCATCAAGATAAGAAGAAATATCTGTTTGTTTTCTAGAATCTATATCAGAATATTGTGGTACTAGTAAGACATCATCAAATGCTAGCGTTTCTTGAAGTTTCATGTTTGTTCCTATCTTCGTTGCATTTTGGACAATATAAATCTACACGCTTTTGTTCATTATAAACTTCTACGAACCATGACATTACCATCATTTTGTTCTTTTTGTCAAATGGTTCTCCACAAGTTTTACATTTGTCTGGTATTTGTAAAATAAGCGCAGCCTGTTGAGCCATTTTGTTTTCAAGTTTTTTCTTTTTATTACCCGTCTTACTTCTTGAACCCATATTTATCCTCGTATTCTTTTCTACTACTTGCTCTCATTCGTAAATGATGTTCGGGATATTCTAGAGTACGTCCATCTTCCGTTAAGTGAATCTTGTAAATTAATTCACTAGCATGCGCTGGATAATAATGTTCTGAATGCATCATTATTCGGCTACCTAATACTATAGCAGTATCATCTACATTTCCTTCGGAATCATGGAATAGAATCAATTCACCAATTTGGTATGCCATTATTTATGCCCTGTACTGCCAAAACCGCCCTCACCTCTAGTATTAGATGGAATATCAAAATCATTAACTAAATCTAATACGCTATCGTTAACACGATTTACTGTAAACTGAGCAATCTTATCATGATGATTAATTTCAATTGTTTCTGGTGTGCTGTTATAAAGAATAATACCCCAAGGACCAGTATAATAAGCATCCACTAAACCAAGTGCTACTAGTTTACCTTTACTGGACATTCCACTTCGACCACGAATATCGCAACTCCATCCCAACGGGGGCATAATAGCCATACCTGTTTGAACAATTCTTGTTTGACCAGACGGAATATAAATATGACCTGATGGAATGTCCGCAAACAAATCATAAGCTGCATCTTCTGTATGTGCTTTTGATGGTAGTTTTGCAGTTTCAGTTAGCTTCTTGCATTGTAGTTTAATCATTATTTAGTCCTTTTGCTATCATATAATTCTTCGTATGTTGGAATACCCCATTTTAATGTTTCATAATGGAACATGGTTTTATGTAGACCTTCATGACCTTTTTCTAGCTGACAAGCTAGAGTATCATACATGGGATGTGCTCTGCAACATTTTTCTTTTTCTTCCATTTTACTTTCCTAATAACCATGAAGAGCTTTGAATTTTATTACCTAAACCATCTACCATCGTAATGCCTAATTCATCACATACTTTTGCTTCTGGAATCTCACTAGCAAATCTATCTCCACCTTTAGCAAAAATATGCGGTTTTACTAACCTCAAACTTTCACAAACAGTTGCATCCGTATCAACTGATAGTATCACTTCATCTACACAGCGTAAAGCCTTAACAATAATCATTCGTTCTTCTTGACTCATAAATTCTTTTGAGCCTTTTAAAGCTCGTTGGTGGTCACTATTAACAATAACAACTAACTTATCGCCTAGTGATTTTGCTTTTTCTAGATATTCTACGTGACCCTTGTGTAAAGGGTTGAAATAACCGCTAGCAGCTACTATTTTCATATTATGCTCTCCCATAATCATCGCTATAGCGAACAATATCATCTTCGCCAAAATAACTACCTGTTTGAACTTCAATAAATTCTAAATCTTCCACACCATCGTTTTTTACACGATGCTTTGCTCCTAATGGTATACGTATAATAGAGCCGGGAATTACTAAAATATCTTTATCATCTAAAGTTACATAACCTCTACCTTTTAATACAATCCATAATTCTTCACGTTTTGCATGAGATTGCAAACTTAAACGCTGATTTGGATTAACACAAATACGTTTAACTTTATGCGTATCGGCATCTTCTAAAATTTTATAATATCCCCAAGGTCTTTGTTCTGTCATATTTTATCCTAAAAGTTTAAATGTGTGCTTAATGCTTCTGGTACTAAATCCCCATGTCTCATCGTACTGTAACTTACCAAGATATGGTCTGTTAAGCCAAATCTTATCTTTTTCTGGATTTACTCCCCAACACTTAATGTTTGTAATCTTGTTTGTAATATCCGTAGTCTCAAGAATCCAAAACATCTTTCCGTTCTTTGTTTTCTTTTCTGTAATCTTGCGAGGAATAAACCAAACAACTTCCCCTAATGCTGGTTCATAATCTCCAATCGGAGAAATATATTTATCTTCGATATTCTTTAGAGTTTTTGCATCAACAACAAGGTTGATTGGATATACACCAGAAAGTGAAGTTAGATTTTCAATTGTTTCTTCCGTTGTGAAATCTCCTTCAGGCTTATATTTGTCAATGTTTTCATGTAGCTTCTTAACATTCTTTGGACGGTCTACTACAACCGCAGACCAGAAATGCTTTAATCCAGTAAATCTTTTATCCATTAGATTATTCATCGCACCGCTGCG